ACAAATAAAAATAAAAACGCGACTGTAGGTAAATGTCAAAACATTGCATGTGATAGTGAAAATAATCTTTGGTTTGTAACAAAGGATAATTTTTTAATTAAGTTTAATACTAAAACTGAAAGATTTGAATATAACAAAAAATTATTGGACGATGCTGTTGATTATTGTGATCCAAATCAACCACAATATTCTACAATAGGTATACTCAGAACACCTGCTCCTGATTTTTATAATGATTGCCCAGAACTAAAGAAAAAATTGTATGATATTATTACGGTTGTTGATAATGTTAATTTTAAAATTTATTATTTCCAAACAACAGGTCAATTAATTAAAAGAATAGATTTAAGGTCATATATTTTAAATGAAGATGTAAGATTTAATGATAACTGGAAATTTAAATCATATGGTGATTTTACAGGATTTAATTTTATAAGAAAATTTGGAAAATCTACAAACAAAACAATTAGTTGGAAAATAGCTATAGCAGATCCACTTTTAACAGATTTTAGATATTTAACCTTAAGTTATAATGTTTCTTCTTTACCTAATGGTTGGCATAATTTTACTATGTCTTTCAATAATAGCCAAGGACCGTTTGGTGGAAATGCACAGGGTAGATTTGAGTATTATTTAGACTCGATTAAAGTTGGTAGTGTCGGTACACCTAAAGATTATAATATATTTTATGATTATACTTCACCTTTATTATTAGGAGCAACAACAATAAAAAATACAAGCTTAAATGATTTAGTTAAAATAGAAGACAATTATAAATTTATCGGAAGAGCTTCTGATCTTAGGATTTATAATAAATCTTTGAATTCTAGTGAAATAGAACAATTATACTTTGCAAACCAATATTCTTTAAATAGAGGACCTTTAAATTGGAATATAATAATAGGAGAAAGAGATTACATAGAAAAAATAAACCACTTTTTCAAATACAAATTACCGGGTAGTAAAACTAATTACTATAACATAAATATACATAACTTTAATGTATCAAGGGAAATTAAAAATATCATAGAAAAAGCTATTAGAGATAATATCTATAAAATTTCACCATATAACACGTATTTAAATAGAATTAATTGGATATGAGCAACTTCGACTTATTAAACAGACAATGTGATGATGTTATTTTAATATCAGATAACTTTTGTCTTGATAAATCTTTTGAAATACTCGTAAAAAATTTTGAGTTTTTTGAAGACAAATTAAATTCAATTAATAAACAAGATGACAGAGTTGCTATATTAAAAGATAGATACGATAAAAATAAACAAAAATATTATAAGCTTATAACTTTTGTAAACCAATTCAGCGCAAGTTTAGAAAACGTACATACAGTTTTTAACAGACAAAGGGATATATGGCAAACAAAAAACACACCTTTAGAAATTATTTATAATGAAATTATACCTATAACAAGGTGGGGGTTTTTTAATACAAGTAATGGAGAAATTACTAGAAACAACAACATTATTGCCTCTATAAAAAAACAAATAATAGATTGGGTTAATCAAACTTTTATAGAAGAACAATATGGTATATATGAAAATCTTAAAGTAAAAATTTATTTAAGTGCTGACATTACCGACACATTTACCTTTAATGGCAGATATGACGAAACTTGTGATGCTGGTGGTGGTTCTAAAACTGTATGCTGTAATCCGTGTGGGGATCCTGGTAGACCCTCCAGAGGATGTAATAGAATGGGTGTTATATATGTTGATGGTAGAAGGTTTCAAGGTCCCGGTGGTTGTGGTAATTTAGGATCTTGGTGTCCAGCAGCAGTACACGATACTACTTGTGCTACAGGCACATGTAAGGGTTGGGGTGGAGGATATAGCCCCAATGCATGGAAATCTCATCGTTTAAAGGTTTCGAGGACTATACAATATAATGATAGATATTTAATAGGACATGATACTTTAAATCTAATAATGGATAAAACAAATTTTCTTTGGAAAGAAAATATTTAAAATATGAAAAATATATCATTAAATCTTCCAAACGCATCTGATAATATCGGTGATTCTATTAATAAATTAAATAACATTTTTAATAATCTAAAAGGTTATATTGATGATTTAAATGATGTAAAAGGTGTATCTGAAAATTTTCAAGATTCTGTGAATGTCTGGTTAGGTGAATTACAATATAGCCTAGACTTCATGAATAAGAATAATAAGAAATATTTAAATCTTTTTGAAGAAGTTTTAAATAAAACAGATCTGTTGGTTAAACCTTTAATATTATTCTATCCTACAAAAATAAGGTCTGATGTTGCGGCATATGACAGATTATATACACAAAATCTCATTCATGATTGGATCAGTAAATACTATCCAATAAAAACACCAAATATAGAAAAGCCTAACTATGTTGAAGGTCAAAAGGCTGTAATTTATTTTTTAAGAAATGAAGAAATAAAAGCAGAAAGAAATGAAAATCAAAGTGATTTGATTCAATGTTTTACACAAGATAGACCCTTATATGTTGCCTGTGTTACGAGAAGAACTGGACAGGTCTGTGTACCAGGTTGTGGTTGTGTAGGATGTGCTGGACAAACATATTGTTCAAATTCGGCTTTTTTAGATTGTTATTTTCCTGATGGGGGTATTAGGAGAAATACTGTTTTAAGATATTTGGCATTATATATGAAATATACATATGAAGATTTTTCTGAAAAAAGATTCGATATTGTAAGATTTATAGTTGATGAGTGTGAATGGAAAATTGATAATACCCCTATAATTAGTACACCTAAAACTCCACCAAAAAATATAGAAAACGGTATTGAGACTTTTGTTGTAAAAGATCAAATACAAACTTTTACGAAAGATGATATAGATCCGTTTTAAAACAATTAAAAAGATAAATAATTAATATGCCTGTAAATTTTAACAATTTTTCTGACGGTGGTAGTAATATAGCACTTAATTCTTTTTTTGTTGGTTTTGATAGTACTCAAACGGGTGGTGAAAAAAAGTGGTCTTGGATCAATTTAAGAAGAGCAATAAGAGCACTTGTAGCTTCTTCTACTTATGTAGGAGTTGAAACAGTTATAGGTTGTACACAGACAGGTCTTGGTTACTTTAGTAAGGACACTCTAGCAATAGGTGCTTATAATCCAACACCAAGTGATTCGCGTTATTTGGCAGATTTTAACTGGCAAAAACAAAACGGAACTCAAGAAGTTCAAAGAATGGAAGCTACTGCTATAGCCACCTATAAGCCTTGGCAAAGTTTCTTCCCCTATAAACCAGAAAGTGGTTTAGCTGGTATAGATTTTCCCAATTACGCGATTAGTTCAACTAAAATGCAAGTACAACAAGGCACCATGGATAGCAGTACTAGCAATGAAAACATGAGATATACTCTTTATGTGGATTGGCAAAGAAGAAGAGCTTTTATAACTGGTATGTATATGTTGGCTAGTGGTAGTTATAATACTGCGGTGTTTAATAGGGGTTGGACTTTTAATAATGATACAGGACCACAATCAATTCAAACAGATGGGTTTGGTGGAAATGTTTTAGGAGAAAGAAATATTATTAATGCTTATTATGCTAGTGGAGGTCAGGGTCCTTACATAGTTCATGTTAATAATGGAGGTATACATGCATTGCCTGTTTGGAATTTTGCTCCCGCTTTTAATGAAACAAGCAATGTTTCTATTTTTATAGAAAATACATATCTAGGTTCATAAAAAATTTTTCCAATGGAAGATAATTTATTAAGTTTAGAATTAGATGATAATGTAGGTGATGGATTAGCAAAAATAAACTATAACCTTCTAAATATCAATCAAGAATGTTGTACGATAGATTCTTTTTATAAAGAAAATACTAGGTTTCTAAATGATTTAGAAAACTTAATGGACAGAATAGATGTGCTTTTACCTGATGTAAATTATGACTTTTTAGAAAAATTAGAAGCTACTGTACAGGTTTTGAGTGGTTATTGGAATAATTTAGAAATGTCTGTACAGTACCCATTCAACCCTATTAATGGATATGTCAGTTCTATTGTTGCTGCTGGAGAATTAGGTTCTCTTGTTTCACGCACTACACAAAATGAACAGATTGATTTAATTGCTGATACATTGGTTAAACAGGGAGTTTATTCGTCAAGGTTTGAAGCTAAAGAAGGATTCGATGATTTAGATATGGTTATAGTTTTTCGAGACGATAATGGAAATTTTACTTATTGGCAGTATCTTTATAAAAGTCTTATTTTAAATTTTACTGTAGATAATCAAAATAATTTATACTATAACGAAAGATTGGTAGACATATATAGATTACCTTATTTTAGTGTAATTGCACCTAGAAATATAGATCTTTCAATTCAGGGAACAACTGTGGATTTTAATGATAAAGTTATTTATGTTGGGAATAACATAATACAGGCCAGTAGAGAGACTTTAAATAATTCATTTATTCAATATACAACAGTAACAAGAAGACAATTATCTCAAACAGAAGAAACCTTGGATGTGACAACGTACACTCCTACAATAAAAAATTTAAGTGAAATAATTCCAGTTAATAATCCAACATATAAAGCAAAAATTAAAAAATTTAATGATGATGTATTAGAAAGTGTATTACAAAATCCTTTATTGAACACTATATCTTTAAGGTTTTTAAATAAATCTTATGCACCGAATAAATTTACGGATGGAAACATAATTAATGTAGTATTTTTCTTATATAATACAATAGGTTTGAATACTTCAAAAGCAAACATAGCAACGTCTTATTATGGTTTAGATGTTACTACTCCGAGAAATAATGCTAAAGTTAGGACTTTTCAAAATGAAATAACCGAAGTCGCACCATCGTCAAATACAACATTTTCTGTAAATTTTTCAAAAACCGATGTTTATGTTGAAAGAATTGTTCTTGTAAAATATAAAAAAGTTTCTAAAGTAGAATTTATAACAAACGAAAGTACGGGAAAAGTTACCCCTAGAACTATACACTATTGGGAATTTGTTAATGCAAACATAGGTCCCAAATATAGAAAAGGTAACAGAACCAAAGTTAATGTAGATAATGCTCCTGTTTATGTAAGAAGAGCACCTACAGTATCTGAAATTAAGTTATTCCCAACTCAAATCATAACCCAAACTGGGGATATCCTAAATGATAGAAAAGGAAATACTTTCTTAATAGAAACTTGATTTTTGGTTTCTTTATATAAATATTTTTATGGCTAATGTAACTTTTAATGACCTTCCTAACAGAACAACCGTAGGAAATAATGATTTTTTTGTCATTAATAGTTCTGACAGAACTGTTTTGCCCGAAGGTAAAGTAGGATTTAATGTATTAAAAAATGCAATACAAAGTAATACATTAACATCAAATTATTTTAGAAGTACTACTAATAATGTACAAGTAAAAACTGCTGCTACAGGTGATAATTTAATTACTATCAATGATTCAGGAAGATTATTCACTTTTCCTAAAAGAAATAGTAATGCATATGGAATATTTCAGTTAAGTTGTAAAAGAACAGGGCCTGTTGCGTTAACAAATGTATTAGCATTTTTTAATCTAAAATGGTATAATAGAAGTACACAAACAACTAATGCGGTTGGCTTACTTGGTAGTTTAGATCCATTAAGTTTACCTATAAATAACGGTTCAGGTTCACCCTCTAGCTCCACTATTCACAATACATTTTTAAGTATTCCTGTTGGTGACGGTATAGGATATATGCAATTAGAAGTAAGTTTTTCTTTAAATTTACCAAATGCAAGGGCTGTAGTCGAAACTAGCAGTTGGTTATTTCAAACAACATAAATATTATGGCAAATCTATCATGGGCAAGCGTACAAGAAGCAAGAAATTATTTGCTTAAGCAATCTGATTGGACACAATTATTAGACGTTCCTTTATCAGAAGAAGAAAAAGAAAAGTGGGTTACATATAGACAAGAACTCCGTGATATTACCAAAACTTTCAGAGCACCGGAGCAGGTTATTTGGCCTGTACCACCAGACCTACAAAGTCTAAATGAATCCTAATCCATTTTTACAATATAGACATGCTTTAGGTTTAGGCGATCTTGTAGCATGTACTTTACATTCTAAATATTTAAATCCAATAACAACATTTGTAACTGGAAAAGATGGAATGTGCATGGCTTGTGATGCTAGAAGACAAGCATTAAATATTTTATTTCCAATACCAATGTGGAAATTATTTTTTGATTCTAAAGAAGAACAAGAAAAGAGTATTCAAAAATATATAGTGTATGAAGATGTTCCTAAAGAAAAGCCATCAGAAGAAATAATAAATAACATTAAACAAAATGAAGTACAAAAACAAATCACAGAAGAGTTTATTGAAGAACCTATAATAGAAAAAATTAAAAATGTGCCTAATAACGAAGAAATAGAAGACTATAGGTTCTTAAATTCTTCAGATGTTCATCTAGATAATTATATAGTAAGAACTACCGTTTATAGAAAAATATGAATATACAGCCAAATACATTTATAACCCAACCTATGACAAGTACATTAGATGGTACGCGAAAATTTGGTTTATTTTTAAATAAAATTTTAGCTGGTATAAAGATGTTTCATTGGTATTCTTTAAATTACAATTTTCATACTGTAACAGATGATTTACATAAAGGTTTATCAAAACTAGTTGATACATTAATCGAGGAGCTTATTGAAGTAGTCCGGTCACAAAACATACCTTTTGAATTGAATTTACCAGAAATTCAAAATTTTGAAAACTGTCAAACATACCAACCAGAACTCCAAAGTTTTTCATCAAAATATAATGAAATTTCTTATGCGCTTTTACAAGTATTAAACTCCCCAGAATTTACGGATTTTACTCAAAAAAGTATATCGGGTATTAATAATGTAAAAGAAGAAATTGTATCTCTCTTAAACAAAACATCTTATCTTTTAAATCAAATTAGAGAATAATTTGATTTAAAATCTTTTAGAGATATAATAGATAGATGGAAAAAGTAGCCATAATACGTCCCGGTGCAATTGGAGATGTATTAATGTCTTTTAATTTTTTAAAACAATTAAAAGAAAAATACGAAGTTCATTATTTCTGTCATTCGTCCATCCATTCAGTATTAAAAAGCTTTGTAAAAAATAACAACTTACTGGATCATTTTTATATATTAGAAAATTATAATTCAGAAAATTTTTTAAAAACCATAAACCTAGTAGCTTATCCCTTGCATGAAGGATATCCTCATAAAAAAATGCAAAATCATTTATTATATTATTTTGCAAAAGAAATGGATGTAAATTTTACCTTTGATGATTTTGAATTAGATTTACCACCTTTACCTAAAAAAATAAAAAACCAAAATTATCCTCGATATATTACGTTTCAAAACAAAACAGGATGGTCTGTCTATAAAGAATGGTGGGGTTGGCAGCAGTTAGTTGATATGATTAAAACAAATTATCCAGAAATTGAAATATATCAGATAGGTGGTCCAAATGATCCACAAATCAATAATATAGATGGTTCGTTTTGTGGTGATACTTTTGAAGATAATTTAGCAGCACAAGCATGGTCCATTGGTCATATTGGTTTAGATTCTGTATTCGAGGTAACAACAAACATCCAATGGAGAAATAAAGGAAGAAATAAAGGAATAATACTATTTGGGTCTACCCAACATGACGCAACCGGATATCCTTTTAACACTAATATATGTTTAAATTTACCGTGTCAGCCGTGTTTTAGAGAAGATCCTAAGATAAGTCAGATGTCATTAGGGTCTTGTATAAATCCACCAAATCAAGAATATGATAATCCAAAACATGCTTGTATGATAGGAATTACGCCTGAAATGGTTTATCTAAACACCTTGAAATTGTTCAGTTAGTATATTAGTATATAGTATGAATATTAATAACTATCATGTTGATGACTTTGGGGTTATTCATCAAAAAAAAATTTACCCAATAACATATGATAAAAAATATGTAAAGGAACGATACGACACTTATGGTGAAAAAGTTCGTCAAATGTCTTTTTTGCGTCTGGGTTATTTGTTAGGTGCTATAAATAAAACTCCTAAATCAATACTTGATGTTGGTTATGGAAATGGTGATTTTTTAAAAACTTGTGCATCTATCATCCCCGAATGCTTTGGAAATGATGTTACAGGTTATCCTTTACCTGAAAATATTAAGTTTATTGAAAATATTTTTGAAAACTATTATGAAGTAATATCTTTTTTTGATGTTTTGGAACATTTTGAAAATATCAACATCATTCAACATTTAAAATGTGACTATATCATTATATCCGTTCCTTGGTGTTACGATTATGAAAATAAAGAATGGTTTTTAAATTGGAAACATTTAAGACCAAATGAACATCTTCATCATTTTAACGAAAAATCTCTTATTAAGTTTTTTGAACATAATTCATTTCAATGTGTTTGTTATAGCAATGTTGAAGATGCTATTAGGAAAGATCCTAACAATAAAAAAAATATTTTAACTGCTGTCTTTAAAAAGATATAGTTTATGAAAAAAGTAGGGACTGTATTATTAATAACTCGTTATGGTGGTTTGGGTGATCTCATAATGATGCTTCCGACCATCAAGGCTCTAAAAGAAAAACATAATAATTGTAAAATAGTTCTTCGAACATACAAGGATTATGAAAATTTCATAAAAGAATCCCCATTAATTGATCAAGTAGTATTAGATGATAATGGCTATAATCTGTTTACTACACACGAAGGAGTTTTTTCTTTAAAAGAAGATAACGCTTTTGCAAGTAAAGATCAAAAAGTCATTCATTACAATTTCCAAGGAGTTATAGAAAACCGTAAAGACGTTCATGGTGTAATTGCGTTTGCAGAACATGCTAAAGTAAATGTTGTTTTTGATGGAAGTTATGAAAAAAACCTTTTGAATTGGTATGATAGAAATAGCGAAAGTCCGTCAATTGTGGTTCAATTAAGAAACGTGGGAGATGGGAGAGATTTAACTATAAAGGATTTACCTTACGAAGAACTTTTAAAAAATAATGCATATTTTATAGATAAAATTATACCAGATAAAGATTATTTGAACCTAATTGCAAATAGTAAAATTTTTGTTGGTACAAATTCTTCAGGTTTACCTATTGCTGCCGCAACTCATGTGCCTTGTATGTTTATTTTGTTTAATGAAGAATTTCCTCCTTCAATACGAAGTTACAATGGAGTTTATAATTATACAAATACAAAGGAACTATCCGCCGATTTATCAAAATATCTTTTAAAAGATTGTCATTACAAGAAGATTGGGTTGTCGATGATAGTTAAAAATGAATCCAGAGTCATTAAAAGATGTTTGGATAGTGTAAAACCATTGGTTGATTATGTTTGTATATCAGATACGGGTTCAACAGATAATACAATCGAAATAATTGAACAATGGTTAAAAGAAAACAGTATAAAAGGTGAAGTAAATCGAGAAAAATGGGAAAATTTTGCCTCTAATAGAAGTAAATCATTAGAAAATCTCAGAAAACATAAAGACATTGACTATACATTGGTTATAGATGCAGATGAGATATTAAAATTTGATGATAATTTCGATTATTTTAAATTTAAAACTAGTTTAACAGCGGATTTATATAATATTACTTGTAAATTTGGTAGTATTGAATATGCAAGGACAAATTTATTCAAAAATTCCAAAAATTTTTATTATAAATGTGTTTTACACGAATATCTGGAATGTTATGAGCCTATTTTAAGTCGAGACACTGCAAAAGGCGTATATAATATCCCAATTCAAGATTCTGCCCGAAATACAGATGTTCAAAAATATCAAAATGATGCTAAATTATTAGAGGAAGCATTAAAAACGGAAAAAGATCCTTATTTAATTCAAAGATATACCTTTTATCTTGCTCAATCGTATAAAGATTGTGAGCAAAATGGTAAAGCGATCTATTGGTATAACAAAAGAGCCGAATTAGGTGGTTGGGATCAAGAAGTATATTGGTCTTTGTATCAGGTAGCTCGATTAAAAGAAATCATGGGCTATCCCGAAGATGATATTGTCCAAAGTTATCTTCGTGCTTATGAAAAATGTACTTCCAGAATCGAAGCATTGCATAATGCTATTAAATTTTGCAGAACACATGGTAGAGATCATCAAGCATATATGATTGGAAAATATGCCAAATCATTACCAGTTGATAAAACTGGACTATTTGTAGAAACTTGGATGATAGATTATGCTTTAGATGATGAATTTTCTATTGCCTGTTATTGGTCAGGTCACTATGCAGAGGGATTAAAGGTTTCTGAAGAATTAATCAACAAAATACCAGAAGATCAAAAACCTAGAATACAACAAAATATACAATTCTTTAAAGAAAAATTACTCGTAAAATGATTGTGATTCTAAATCATAAAACTTTCCAATGTTATCTGGAGAGTATTCGATGTCAGGTAAACATATTTCAACTACATTTGAATATGTTTTAGTTGGGTAATCAAATACTTGATAAGTTCTACCATCTTGTGGAGCATTAGAATATCTCAACAGCCTGTAGTTATCATCTTGATTAAATATACCGTAATATGTCATATTATAAATTCCTTATTTTTGTGATTTGCATGGACATTGTATACATGCCATCTCCAGGATTTGCTAAAGAATAAGGGCTTGCGTCATCAGCGTTAAAAGCCCATGCGTAGTATTCGTTTGCTGTATCAATTCTTATGAGCATAGATACTTCATCTGAAATTAACCCAGTATCAGCGGCTTCTCCATAACGCTTTCGAGATAAAAATCTTACTGGACTAAAATTTCCAGTGCTTGTTGTTGATTTAAACAACATATAAAGCATTCTAAAGTTGCTTTTAAGATCATATCCATAATATTGAACTGTGAAATTATAATATCCAGTTTCTTTGATTTGAACTCTTGCCATTGGGTTAGAAGAATTGCTATTTACTAATTCAAAAACACCTGTATTTGTGTTCCATATTGTTCCATTATAGGGAGCAAACCTATCTGTGTCTTGACCAAGATTTTGATCGGTTGGTGGATTCCACCCCAACATAATTGTTTCTATACCAGCAGGACCAGTAGCACCAGTTTGACCAGTTGCACCAGTTTGACCAGTTGCACCAGTAACACCAGCACCAGTTTGACCAGTTGCACCAGTCTCTCCTGTAGCTCCTGTTGAGCCTGTTGCTCCTGTAGGACCAGTTATACCAGTAGCTCCTAAATTTCCTGTACGTGTATATTGGATTGATAAAACATCATTACTTTGAGGTACAGTACCAGAAACATAGCTTACTGGTATTTTATAATAACCTGCTGCTTGGACAACTAAACCTGTAACATTAAAGACATTTACTACAGTAGATCCTGAATCATTTCCAGATATATACAAATAACCTTCATGTGATGAATTTGTTGAATCGTCCCATGTGTCATACCATGTTGTTTGTGAATTTCCTGTTGTGTCTAAATTATCTATAAAAATTTGTGTAACACTACTGATATTAGAACTGTTGTATTTAACGTAACCCTGACTAGGATCGTTGTCTGTAGTATTGTCTGAAAATAAATAAATAACCCCTCCCTTATTTCCAGCACTTCCGGTTTGACCTGTTGTACCAGTAGCACCTGTAGTTCCAGTTGTACCAGCGGGTCCTGGTGCTCCTAATAAGCTAATACTCCATGCATTAAATGACCCAGATCCACTAATTGTTGTTACGTTTACAACTAATGTTGTTCCAGAATAACTTGTAACAGAACCTTCCATTTTATGAGTGGAAGTAGCAGCAACGATTACTGATTGACCTGTGCTGTATGCTAAACCACTGTCAACAGTAAATGTTTTAGACCCAGTTCCTATTGTTTCATTAGTAGTGGATGTAGTACTGTATCTATCACCAGACAACCCAGTTTGTCCTGTTGCGCCTGTTAAACCTGTTTGTCCTGTAACTCCTGTTTGACCTGTATTACCAGTAGCACCAGTAGAGCCTGTACTTCCCCTAGATCCAGGTGCCCCGTCTATGTTAACTGCCCAAGAATCATAAAATGCAGGACCACTTACCCCTGGATTTACATTTGCTACAAGTATAGGACTTATAACCAACTGACCATTTCCTGAATTATAAGAACTAACAGGTCCTTTTATAAAATTTAAACTATCAGCAGCAACAACGATAGTTTGGGCTGAAGAATATGCTAACCCAGTTCCTGTTGTAATTGTTTGAGAACCTCCAGTTACTCCAGGAATGGTGAAAGGTGTCGAGCTAGTTGAGGCATATTTGTCTCCAGCTAATCCGGTTTCACCTGTAACACCTGTTGATCCGGTTTCACCTGTTGATCCTGTTGGACCTGTAACACCAGTGTTTCCAGCTAATCCGGTTTCACCTGTAACACCTGTTGATCCGGTTTCACCTGTTGATCCTGTTGGACCTGTAACACCAGTGTTTCCAGTTAATCCGGTTTCACCTGTAACACCTGTTGATCCGGTTTCACCTGTAACACCAGTGTTTCCTGTTGATCCTGTTGGACCTGTAAAGCCTGTAGAACCCGTTATTCCTGTACTACCAGTTGGACCTACTAATCCAGTTGTTCCTGTAGGACCTGTAGTTCTGGTTATTGGATATATTTCAGATAATAAAGCCATATTTTAAATATTTATCATTTTTTCTTATAAATTATCTTTAATATAGATAACTCTATTAAGATGTTCTCCGTCTGAAAATTTTATAAGAATTTCAGCATAGCCTTTGTCTAAATTGATACTAAAGTCTTCATAAGATTCACCTAGATTTTTTGATTCTAAATAAAGACTTTTTACTAAATTAATGGCATCTTCGGTATGTAAATTTTCCGCTTTAATTGAGGTAAACCCTGAACTAGGATAAACTAGAGTATATCTTGAATTATCTAATTCTTCATTGTAATTTAAATTTAATAAAGTTAAAGAATCTGTTTGTTTATCAAGATAAACATTTAAATACTGATCATATATTTCGACATTTTTCATAATTAAATTACTGTTAAACCAGTTTGCCAATATCTTTTATTTCCTTCGTCAACATATGGCAAATCTGATTTTCCTTCTACATACTTAACTCTTTCTTTCCCTAAATCAGTCAAAGCTGTAGTTTGTCCATCCCACGACGATAATTGTAATGTTGAACAAATATTATCGATTCTACAAGCATATGATGGACTATTATCTCCTAAATCTGAACCAGCAAAAGTTAAACCAACCACTTTCCATGCGCTTAAAGATTGGCTTTCTGGATTTATTAAAGCACAAACAGCACTTCCAGAATCTCCACCGCTACTAGCAACAGTAAATGTTCCTCTATAAGTTAAACATGATGTAAAATTTAAAATATTTCCACTAAAATTAACACCTACAGAAACTCCGACTTGAGTAGCAGTAAGAGAACACGATTCAGAACCCCAAGGTATAGAACCTGGCCATCCCACAGGACCAGTTGTTGCACCTGATTTAAAAATTGGATTTTTATTTATGACCAAATTATCAATTTCAGAGGTAGTGGCAAATTCAAGATTTCCATAATTTAAATTTAATTGTTTAAAAGATGTAAGTGTGTTTACTCTACTTGAATTTGTTATTGCTACAACGGCTGCATCAATTGTGTTCCCACTTGCTAAAAGCGGAACATACCTTTTTAATTTCATTGTAGATTGATTTGACCAAGGGAAAGCTTGGTATACTGTTGTTTGTCTATTGCTAAAACTTGAAGACAATAAAGATGCGTCTCTTTCTGTATAAGCAGCAACGTGTGCATTTGTTAATGCAACAAGAGTATTGTCGGTGAGATCTTTACAGATAAGTCCCATAGTTCCTGTAAATGCACTGTTTCCTAAATTTAATGGATTATCTATTGATATTCTTGTTCCACCGATATATGTTGTTCGAGATGATCTATGTAATGAAACGGGTTCAACTGAATCACTAATTTCATAGCAAGATGGGTATGCAACAGCTTGTGGTATTTGAATAACATCAGTAGTAAAAATACTACCATCTTCTGTTGTTATTGTTGATGGTAAAATTTCATTTTGTGGAATAGATGATAATGGTTTTTTTTCTGTAACACCAAAAACTATAGAAAGTTCGTTTGTTAATTTTCCATCAACTTCTTTAAATCCATAACCAACCGAATGAACATATTCTGGAGTTTCTTGTAAAAGCTTTTGTGTAAGCTTTTCTATATTTTCAATATTATTCATACGATACAAATGTTGTATATGTTGAAGATGGTATTGTGCTTACAGGTTCATCTATTCTATAAACTTTTATGCCATTAAAATATAAATCATTAACAGTTGCTGGTGTTGGATCTGTTCCAGAAATATAAAATTTAAAACCTCTAATATTACTATAACCGTTACGTGTTATATCATTTTCAGTATAAGTTGTTGAATTTAAAGTTACTGAATAACTATAAGAATTTAAATTAGTTTTTTTCAAAACTATTCTTGCTACCATTGTTGGTGAATAATCTTGTCCTGTGCTTATTCCATTTATAATATAATTTCCTGCTCCTCCACCACCAACATTAAAATTAAAAACTTCTTGGGACCATTCTGTATCACTGTAAGCACTAAACCCCTTATTTCCGTTTCTAAAATTTACAGATATTGCTGCGGATAATGCATAACCTACCGACAAACTTGATGGTAAGTTTCTTTTTAAATCTATAAAACTTCCCGCTGGATTTCCATATGCCCCAAAAGATACTCCATTTGTATCTATTAAATTACCGAATGATTGCCCTATAAATGCACCAGCCGTACCGTTTGATGTAAAATCCCATGCATTGAAACCATAACCAAAATTAGATGCTCCAATAAAAGATCCTCCATAGTTATTGGCTCTATCTTCACCAATAACAGAATTCGATCCTGCTAAAGATCCTAAAAATGTTCTCATTAAGATATATCCCCGAAAAGACTCCAATCATTAGCAGATAATTTAACTACAGTTGCTACAGAATTTTGAGATCTAATACTGCGCTTATTTTCTGCACTTCTAAGTGTAACTCCATTTACAGATGAAAGACTAACTGTTCCAGTGTTTAAACGAAGTAAACTGATTTGTGTTCCATTTACAAACGGAACAGATGTATCTGTAGGCATTGTTAATGTTATTGGATTTGTAGAATTAACAATTATAAATTCACTACTATCTGTTAACTGAAAAACTCTACTTGCGGTAACAGTATCTAGCATCAATGTTGCTGGAGCCAATGTTAAACCTGAATATGGAACAAATTTCCAACCCACATTAATATTTGTATAAATTAATGAAAAGTTTCCTGAAACATCACATACTAAATCTTCTGCAACACCATTAATGTTACTTCCGTTTCTTGCTATTGTTAAATTATTTAAACCATATCTTTCAAAAGTAATATTAATAAATGCGCCAGTCAATGGATTTAAAGGTAATGTTGCTGTGATGGGTAAAGTATATGTATTAAAAATAAACCCTTCATTAGAACTTAATGTAGTATTATTTGTTTCTACTGATGTATAATCAAAATTAGAACCTGTGACACCTGTTGCGCCTGTAACACCTGTTGCGCCTGTGACACCTGTGACACCTGTTTCACCTGTTGGACCAGTCGATCCAGTAATTCCAGTTGCACCTGTACCTCCAGTAGGTCCGGTTGGTCCAGTTATACCTGCTGATGTTATTGCTAAAATTAAAGCAGCATCGTTGCTGAATGATGTTGTTGATATTACTAAAGTTACCGGAAATGAAACATAACTATTATCAACTACTGTTGGAGCACCAGAAACTGTCCATTTTTGATAATTTGTCGAATTGTTTTTGTCTTGAATGATTAAAACATCGTTTTGTTTAAACAAAGCCAAAAATATATCAATATCAACACCATCGCTTGTCAAGTGACTTGCATGGATTACTGTTGAATTTGCTTGTGTTAAATTATCCCATCTAATATCTCCAGAGGATGGTGGTGCTGATGTACCTGTGGTATCTGCTAAATAGGGATAATATGTTGTAGATTGTCCTGCTGGTCCTGTAGAACCCGTTGGTCCTGTAAAGCCAGTATTACCAGTTGCTCCTGTAAGTCCAGCACCAGTAGCACCCGTAACACCTGTTAAACCTGTAGCACCTGTAATACCAGTTTGACCAGTTATTCCAGTAGCACCCGTAACACCTGTAGCACCAGTAGCACCCGTAACACCTGTTAAACCTGTAGCACCTGTCGGTCCTGTAAAGCCAGTGTTACCAGTTGCTCCTGTAAGGCCAGCACCAGTAGCTCCTGTTATACCAGTATTGCCAGTAAAACCAGTAATTCCAGTTGATCCTGTTACACCAGTAGCTCCTGTTGGTCCGTTTTGTAATGGATATAATTCAGAAAGTAGTCTCATATTATTTTATGCAATTTTAATTATAGTAACTTCAGGCGGTGCAAGTGTTCCACCAGCAACACCGTCAGCAAGATTATCTCTGCTTGAAGGATATGGATTATCTGACGGTTGGTTATGTAACACTTTAAACATTAATTTTGTATTTGGAACTGTTATATTAATTACAGTATTTCCTGTTAAAATTTGATCGGTGTCTGCACCACCGCCCTGAAAGTCGATAAGTGCTGTAGATGTTTGGAAACCACTTCCGGTATCGGTTTGTAACTGTACCATTAAACCCAAATTGTCTTTCAAATCATATAAGTGAAGATTTAAAAATATTTGATAATAACCTGTTTGTTTAATGGTAAAAAACTGGGAAGTTTTACTTCCAGCATTTGACATATTATCGAATGTTCCAATGTCTGTATTAATTGCATTCGAATTAAATGGTATTCTATCATCATTAAATAAATTATCTCTAGGAGCTTCATAAGGACCGACCCATGTTGCTTTATAAATTTTAATTGTTGGTGTTGTTAAGCCAGAATACGGGACAAATCTCCAACCAATTGTTGGATTTGTATAAATCAATGAAAATGTTGCTGGTACATCACATCTTAAACCACTAGCAGCAGAATTTATATTATTATTATTTCTATTAATAATCAAAGGTCCACCTATACTGGATAAAATGTTGAAATTTATAAAATCTCCAACATTTGGAGAAAAAGGTAATGTTGCAGTTAATTCACCAGCTAAAGTAGTATTATAAATATAACCAGCATTAGCTGATAATGTTACATTTGTTGTGATTTGGGTGTAGTTGAAATTAGAACCAGTTTGTCCGGTAACACCTGTAGATCCAGTTACGCCAGTTTGTCCTGTATTTCCAATCCCTGTAGGACCAGTCGCTCCAGTATTACCTGTTTGACCTGTAACGCCTGTTTGACCTGTAACGCCTGTTTGACCTGTTATGCCAATTCCTGTAGCACCTGTTATGCCTGTTGTACCTGCAAGTCCAGTGTTACCAGTCGCTCCAGTATTACCTGTTTGACCTGTAACGCCTGTTTGACCTGTTATGCCAATTCCTGTAGCACCTGTTTTCCCTGTAGCACCTGTTATACCAGATATTTGTCCAATAATATCGATGATATCTTGGATTTGTCCTTTAATTTCAGCAGAACCATCATTCTTATAACCTACAAAGTAATCATTAGTTTCTAATGGTGATGCATCATTAAATTGTGTGAAATTTTTTGCCATAGTGCTTTACATTATATTTATCAACAATTCACCATCAATAGTATAAAGCGGTAAACCGTTTATTGAATAAAGTGCAAGATTGTCAATATAACTAGTAGTTATTTGATTAATTTTTATTCCACTAATTCCTCTAAAAAATGTTGAATCTTTAGATTGTGGAAAAAGATTATTTATCTTGTTTTTTATATCTTTAGTCATTCTCCCATAACCTGCTTCATTTTGTACTATAAGATCTAATGTTACTGGATAATCATATGGAAATAAATCTGTATTTAATTGAGGCAATTCAAAATAAATCAAACCAGAATCATAAGAAAATGCTGAAACAGGAACTGCATTAAATGAAGGATAAATTTGTTCCATATAGGTTCCTGAAAATGGATTAAAATACGAAACAGGTGTTGTAAAAATGTTTGGATTATCGGCACTTAAGTATAAGTTTGTTAAATTTGAAAAACTTTCACCAAAAACAGCAACACTTTTATGATCAGTTGTTTGACCAGAAAGAAAATAAAAACTTGTAGGACTTACATATCTAATCTGAGGTCTAGCTGATATGGCTGTGCTAAAAGTTTCATATTGATCTAGGTCTGTTATTAAATCGTCAGATATTAAATCTTGTTCATTGACCGGAACATAATCTGTATTGATTACATATATCTTTTTATAAGTTTCTATATAATCTGTACTCTTAAATAACCATCCTTTTATAGTAAAAGAAGTATCTGCTGTCACTCTAAACGATTGGTTTGCCCCTAAATCTGTTGGATATTGTACGTTTATATTACCAGACCATAATACTTCTGTTCTTATTTCATAATCTTTTCCATAAGACACAGGTAATTTCCAAGATATAACTATATAAGGGTCGCAATAAGGAACAAAGTTAGATATAATTTGATCCATATCGGTCTGATATTTGGTTATAATAGTCATATTAATACCAATATTAATCGGAACAGGTTGTCTGATTCCTTTTATAAATTCTCTTTCATCACCCGCTATAGACAATGCATCAATATTAAAACCACTGTTTTTATTAAAAACTCTAGATTGATCTCTTTGAATCGAACCGATGTTTATAGCTACGGCGGGTACAGTTAGACCACCGGGTGCTGGCTTTTTAAGCGTTTCTACAACCCTTTGTTTAGGTGCATATACAAAATTAACTTTAAATTGACTCTGTGGAATATTACTGTCTTTAGCAAATCTTTTTACTATAATATCATTGAATGCAGAGGTAAATTGCTCAATTAATGTTTGTATTTCTTTATTATAAGTCCATTTCTTCACTTATAATATTTAGTGTATTCTATTTAAAAAATGCTTTGGTAATATATCTTTATTTTCTGTAATCGCTCTAGTGGCGTTTCCATCAAGGATATAAGTTATAGAATAATCGTCTTTGGATCTAGTACATCTACCAGCCATTTGAACCAGATTATTAAGCATCGAGTATGCATATTGATTAGAGTCTGAATCAAATTTTTTCTTAATTCTTTTAGAACTTAATGGAAGATAAGGTGCTTTTACAATAATCTGAAATCTACCTAAATCGCCATCTAAGCTAATTCCCGTATCTAAAGAAGGACTGATCAATACCGTTGGATGTAATGCTCTTTTATGTTGTTCCAAAATTTCCTCGTTAGTTATACCTTCTTGTCTAAAAAGAAACCTAGAATCATTCTTTAAATACTTGTAAAATTCCTGTGTAATTGAATTGGTGTGTGTATGGATTACACCCTTATAGTCTTTGTGTTTTTTACACAACTCTATACAAGCATTAATAATATTATCTAAATCTTTATTTTTGGAGCTATAAGATAGATTATATTTTGTGGTACAATAAATTGGTGATTTTTCAGAATTGAATGGGGAAAGTAGTTCTATATATTCGTATTCATTTTCAGATATACCCATACTTTTAGCAAAATGTTTGTGATTACTCAATGTGGCTGACATTAACAAAACTTTATCAGCAACATTGAATATTTCTTTAAACAAGGGCCTTATATCATAAGGAACAAAGATAACTCTCTTTGCGCTTTTTTCTTCAATTAAAAAATTACATTCGTCCCAGTATTCAATAGCTTTGGACATAGAACCTTGCAATCTAGAAAGCTTATTAAGCTTCTGCATCAATTTAGAATATTGTGCATCAGCAGAAGTTATTTTTGATATTTTCAATGCCTGTTTTTTTAAATCTTTTATCTGATCAAGAACTTGATTGTATATATCAAATAACCAACTTCTAGCTTCAGTTATATTATCAGTAATTAATTTTTTATGAGCTATATCACAAGATTTTAATAAAGAATAGTTTATTTCTATAGTGAAATGACCAACAAGCTCGTCTTCGATACCATCTGCTTCATCACAAACAAACATTTCACGTTTTTGAAGAAAAGGTCTTAGATTAAAAAAACTTCTATAGTTTAAAATAGATGTTTTAGAATATATACTTTTGTTTTTCGCTTCATAATAAGGACATATACAAGAAGAAAAACAATTAGTTTTAATCTTTTTATCAAAAATACATGGCGCATTGTCTGTTGTCTGGTTCAAATCCACCTGACACTGATAATTGTTTTTACCTTTAAAGGTATGATGTTCTGGAAACAAACTTAAATATTGATCTTGTAATGCTTTGGTCATCGTTAGTATAAAACTACCATATTTTGGTTTGTTAATATGGTCCATGTCATATAGATAATCTCCCATGGCACTTTTCCGATAAAGTTGATAAGCAAGAATGTCCCTTTTTCTTTCTGAATCAATTTCTGTAGTGCTTTCAGAAGCAGCTAAAGCAATATGACTCTTTCCTATGCCTGTTGGCATACAGGCAATAACGTATTTTTTTCCACTAGCCCAAATTTGTTCTATTTTTTCAAGAGCTTCAATTTGTGATGGTCTAGGTTCATATTGTTTAGGAAAAAAATCAATTAGGTTGAAGTTTTGCAAGTTCTTCCTCCTTCAATAATTGTTTAAAAATATCCAAATCTACTTGTTTTCTTAAACATAGACATGGTGTATATGTAAAATCGGTCAAAGATTTATCAATGTATCCCCTACCATAGCACTTTTTACAGCTTTGACTGGGTTTTTTCTTTAGTGGAAACTGGCCTTGACTTAATAAGCCGACATCTTCTTTTAATACTTGAAAATATTTTCCGGTAAAAATATTATAGCAATTTATAGTTTGATCATTCATTTGTTATTTCCTCTATCACTAATATAGTATCACCGAACTTATTATTCCTTTTTGATTTATTAAATGTACCTCTAAGGACTATTTCAGATTCGGGACAATATCTTGATAAAGATTTTAACCTATAATCAAAATAAATCAAGCCGTCTTCTTTATGTTCTTCGTGAGAAAATGGTATAGGCAATTCCAGTTTTTCTTTTTTATTTTTACTAGTTAAAATATGAAAAACCAAATAAAAATTTCTTTGAACAAACAATTCAATTTTACCTTTTTTTAATATTTTATTTTTAATTTGAAAAGAAACAGTTTTCTGCAATAAAGACTTACACAGTTCTTCCAAGGCTGACGAAGTTATATTCATTTATTTATAAAATTATATTTTTGTTGTTTTGTCATATTTCTTATTTTTTTATCGAAATACTCCCAAAATTTTTCTTGAGGAAACGTTGGTACGGCTGTAATAAAATTAACACCATTAGCTGGAATCATTCTCCAGTCTTGTTTTAAAATATCAAATGCTACAACTAAACCATATTTAATAGCATCGTATGGTAAACTTCCTGTAGGTGTTGTATAATGAAATGTTGTTCTGCCTAATGCAGAACTCAACAATCTTCGATCATTTGTACATAACATACGTCTTATAGGTTTAGGATTTGGTTTTCCTCTTCTATTAAAAACTAGTTCTACTAAATGATTATTACAAAGTTGTTGTAACTCATTTCGTGTTAAAATCATTATTTTTTAAATTTAACTTCACAAACACCAAATATTCTATTTTCACTAAGAAAAACAATATTTTTGAGGTCATTTATATTTGCTGCTTGAATACCTTTGTCATTAGGGAAAACGATATGGTCGCCCACTTTTACAGTTTTACAGTTAGGTCCTGCTAATACAACTTTTCCAACTCTCCAAACAAAGTTTACAGTATTAATTGGGACCCATATGCTTCCTCTTTTAATCTCGGTTCCTTCTTCGTTTACATCAACATATTGTACCATTAAAATATCATCCAACACTTTAGTCAGATTCCAGCCGTCGAGTTCTAATGCATGTCCTTGATATTGTTCTAGTTGAACTTTACCACCAATTCTATCTTCTAGGTTTTTAGGTCTTTCTATCATATATGTTTATTTAGATATTTGTTTTAATTCTTCAAGTATCTGTTTTTGGTTTTTAATTTCTCTTTTAGAGCATTCTCTAAAGATGTGTTCTTGTATTTCGTCCTCATCCTTTGTTTTAGGTTTTTTAATTGTTTTCTTTTTTAAATATAATAATTTTTTTGTGTATTTTTGTAATAAAACATTTAAAAATTTTGTAATCAATGTTGTATTACCATATAAATCATAATTTAAATACCATCTATTAACTGTTTGATTTATAATTTTACAATTTTCTTGATTGGACATAGATAACCATCTCAATAACATAAATGTTGATGGTTTTTCTTCAACTGAAGAAATATCTATTTTTGTCTTTTTTAAGATAAAATTTAAAAAACAAAAGATGTCACAGGCTTGATTGTTCATGTGGTTTTAATTGTATCAATAAACGATACATTTAACAATTCGTAAAATGTTTTTTCAATTTGTTCACTAAAAGTTTTTTTTGTTTTTTCTACCAAATTAAAAGTTTTATTATCTAGTCCCAAATATCCTAAAACAATATTTGATTCTGTTTCTTTATTAATATTGACAGATAAAAGATTGTCTTCATTTTTTTTAACTACTAAATTAAAATCTTTTGTTATCTTTAAATCTTTAATATCAGTAATTTTTTTTAATTCTTCATATACTTTAGTTATAAAAATTTGTTTAAAAAACGAATTTCCTTTTAAATTTAAGTTAGGTATCTCCCAACATATATGAATTGTGTCTTCAAAAGAAGGATATTCATTTAAAAAATAAGTCGAGTCATAGCCTATGTTTAAAGGTCCATATGCTATGATAATAACTCCGTTTGGGTTATATTTTTCTTTATAGAAATCAAAACCAAACTTTTGTTTTAATAATAAACCATCATAATTTATAGGGCCGTTTGTGTGTATCATAATTTTTTATATTCTTTTTTAAAAATTTCATTACTTTTGTTCCAATTTTCTGAAATCATACTATCTCCCATGCCATGATGAACAGTATATATAGGTAATACTCCTACAGGAACTTTATATTTGTTACATTCTAAGCAAAATGCCATATCATAATGATGAAATGCAAATTTTTCATTAAATCTAGCAGGAGTATTTTTAATTTTTTCTACGTTTACTGCTATGAATAGACCATCTATAATCAAACTTCTACTTTTTGTAGGACCAAAAACCGTTGTCCAAATATGATCATCTTTCTTATGAGACACTTCTCCTACCATATCTTCTCTTTTTGTTGCTAGATGCCATGCCAACTTGTCTGAATTTAAATCGCAAGATTTAGTTCCAGCCAAACCAGTCACTACATAAGGAGAATTATTTAATTTTTCATATAAAAAGATATCGTTCAATTCAACATCATCATGAACAAATAATAAAATTTTATCAGAAAACTCTTCATGGTTTATAAAAGTATTGTATACTTCTGAAAGACCTTTCTGATTGTCTTTTGCAATTCTAAAATCAAAATTTTCCACACCATGAAGATTGTGGTGCTTTTCTAGAGATTTAAATATGGGTCTTTTTTGGAACTCTTCTATTGTTTTAGATAAAGTACATATAACCGCAATAACTTGTTTCATCGACTACTATTTTACACTACATATTTATAATTTTCAAGTTTTTGACTTTTTAAAGATAAATATAAATAATATCATTAAAATGAAAAAATGTAAAAATAAGAAAGAAGTTAATAGAATTCTAAAAAGAAATATAAAATCTGATTTATTCGAATCAGACAATATTTTTGCTAAAAGAGTGTTATTTTCTCTAATAGGCGAACAAGAAGAAGCCTCAAAAGCTATTCCAGAAATTGATGTAAAGGCTGAACCTGAGAATTTTACTCCTGAACAGAATCAAACTGACTTTGAAAAGTCTTTAGAACCAGAAACACCACAAGATCAATTCGATGTTGAGGGTGTTTCTACTAAGGTTCACATCGAAAATATCAAAAAAATTAAAAATTTTTCTGATAAATTGGATGAATTCGCTTCTTTCTTGAATGATCCTAACAGTACAGAGAGTTTACATAAAATTTTATCAGATAATGATAAAGCTGGCTCTTTGTTGAGAGGTATTACAAGAAAAACTTCTGATGGTATCACCAGAGTAGCTGGTGAAATCGAAAAACTTAAGGAAGTCTTAAATTCATTCATTATCTTAGCTCCTAAAAAGCTTAGAGATACTGAACAAGTTTCTGTTGGTGGTTAATTGATAGTCGAATTGACTATAATGTTATAGTCAATTCCATTTATCCCTTCTTTAACACACCATTCGTTTAGATCCTTATATTCACACCCCACATTCCAGCGAAAAACGGCTTCCCCTTTTAATAATAATTGCTTCATTTTTTCTTTGGCTGTTGCATCTAATTTAGGGTTGTCTAATATCCATATCTTTTTATGAAAAGGATATTTGGATAGTTGTTTCTTTTGGAGATCGGTCAAATTTAAGCCAGCAATTCCTACTCCGTTTTTTATAAACATAGAGTCTATTGGTCCCTCTGTTAAAAATATATATTCAAAATCAGAATCTATGTTGTTTAAATTAAAAATAGGCTTTTCACCACCGGATTTACTCAAATATTTAGGATCTGAGCCATCTAAACATCTTGTTTGGTAAAATTGTATTTTCTTTTCTACATAAAAAGGTATGCATAACCTATTTTTATGGGTAAAATCTTTCAAACTTATAAAATAATTAGAGCATTTGTTTATTGCTATGTCTAAACGCCTTTCTTTAATGTAAGAAAGGCTATTTTGTATAATTTTATTTGATTTATAGTAAGACAATTGGACAAGATCACTTAAATTTATACTATCATACGGTAAATCTAAATTTTTTCTTTTATAATTGTTTATATTTTCTTTTTTTACAAGTATTTCTTCAGAATCTGAATCACCTAATGCTTCTTGCTTTATCTCTTCTAATGAAGAATTAGACACTTCGGCTATCCAGTATAGTGCGCTCCATGAACGAGAGCAGTTAAAACAATAAAAAGATTGAGTTTTTGGATAAAAAAATAATCTTTTCTTTTTACCTAAACTTTTACCTTCTTTACAAATAGGACAACCAGCATTATAAACACCATCTATTCTCTTATAAGAGGGATTATAGCTATAGGTATAGAACTTCTTAAGTATAAAAGAGTCTGTTAACTTCATCCTAGCTTATAGGATATAGTATTTTTAACAGAAAATCAAACTTAATATTTGGAAGATGAGTAAAAATCTTCGTCGCTATCTCTCATAGAAGAGATTCTATCAGCAACTTCAGGGTCTTCCTCTTCAATATCGAATCCTCTTGATGGTATTTCGTCCTCATCATCAAATTCATCTTTTTCAACTTCAGCAAAAGGCTCTATTACTCCAGATGCTTTGTTAATTTCTAAATGACCGATTTCATTTTCAACTAATTCGCCTTTAGAAAGTAAATTAGATATAATTTGTTCAGCTACTTCAGGCTCTCTGCCCATTTTTCTGACCAAATATTGAACTACTTCTTCTTTAGACACAGAATCCACACCTTGAACCATTCCTAAAACAGCATCTTCGATACTAGATCCTGTTTTTTGTGTAGGTGCTGAATCTAAATCATCCATATCAGACATTTCTGAGTTTTCATCTGGTTCCATCGTAGGTTCCACACTAGATGCTGTATGAGTTTCTTTCATTTTTTCAAAGAAACTCTTAACAATATTACTCCAACGTCTAGCTAATGTAGACATGCCATCTTTATGTCCTTTAAATCTGGTTCTATAAACATCATTTATAATAGAACTTAATTCTGCATAAGGGATAGTTTCAATTTCATCGTTTAGTAAATTTTCAAATTTACTAACAGTTAAGCGGAGGACCGAATTAACGTCTTCGGGTGAAAGACTTCCCAAATAACTTTTGTTTGACCAATTTTTGATGAAAGGTACTACGTTATTTTTATAATAATCTGAACTTTGATCACCGATCAAATCTACAATTTTAGACAAATCAAAAGATACGTTTCCATATCTCTGTTCTTTTGAATGTGTTCCTTCTTGCAATAAAATGTTTTCTACTAAAGTATCGAATCTTAATTTTTTCATATAACTGTTTATATTATTTATCTCAAACAATTCCAGTTAATAAACTTTGATCTTCACCATACGGTTGTCCTTCTTCAGTTAGATAAAGCTGTGTCATTTTAACTCTTTCTTGTGGTGAGCCAAAAATCTCAATTACCGCTGGACAATCTTCTGCGGGGAAAACTTTTCCTTCAGACTTGTGATAAGAGGCAACAAAAGATTTAAAAATATTATCAATTTCTTCTCTATATTCAGAATCAGTCTCACGCATCTCTTTTTCGTTAAGTTCTATAGGAGAAACTTTGGTTAAAGGTATAAAGAAAATAATATCGTATAGTTTTAAGGTTTCTCTTACAAGTGTTCTGGTTTCTTCTAAAAATTTTTCAGACACTTTCTCTTTTAAAAAGAGCCAAGATGTGTAAACCATATTATCTAATACACATCTATCAAATATTACATTGTCTTTTTTAGAAAATTCTATAGCCTGATCCACTAAACTATTAAGAATGGCTCTTTGTGATTCTTCTGTACCATGAGAAGAATGTGGTAAATTTTGTTCTTTAATAAGAGAACGATAACATTTTTCTGGACAGTGATAGTTTTTCCAAGTCTTTAAAAAGTCTTGAATGTATGTACTTTTACCAGTACAAGATGTTCCGCATACTGCTATTTTCATAAATTTGTTTCCTCTTTCAAGATTTCAGGAAATGTTGATACAATCTTAGGTGTCATTTCATCTAGATATTGTATTTCTTCTTCCAAATAAGGATTGTGAATATAAACGTTTTTTGGAGAAACTTGTGGGTTTTGTTTTTTTAGTTTATATGCTAATTCAAAAATTGATTCAACGTCTTTTTTGTCCCATTCAGCACAAACATCACACCCAGACGCAAACAATAAAGCCTCTGTGAGGTATTGAGCATCTTTTTCAGAAACTTTTATGTTTACCATATACTAGAGTTTAGTATATGTTACTAAGAATGTCAAATATTTTTTTCAGTAGGAATAGATCTTAACAATTCTTCGATTTGTTTTTCTTTTTCTTGTAAAGTGTCAGCATTAACACTACCAGAACTTAAATCTGAAATAATTCTATCAACATTTTCATCTTCTCGATTTAATAAAGATAATAAACGAATTATTTTTTTAACCCAATCTACTTTAATACTATCTTCTTCTACTTCGTCTAGTGCTGATGGTTTATTGATGTTTAATTCTTGAGTAGTATCATTAGCATCACCAATATTGGTATCTGGAGTCATTTCAGGCATAACATCAACATTCTGTTGTTGATCTTGTTCAGCCAAATAATCTTTTGCAATAGTTTTGTATAAATCAGAAAATTGTCCCATATGATATATTTACAACGTATATGAAATAATTTAAGGATAAATATAAATAATCTATCCAATATGCAATATATAAGTACCGAAGGTTTATTAATCGATACAGTAAACAAAGAAGCAAGAATTTTAGGAGTTACTAATACTGTTAGTTCAAATTCTGTTGCTTTTTTAGGAGATAACAATAATACATCTTTTTCTAGTATATCTTTCGGCGGAACTAGTAATAGCTCTAATAACAATGCTTTAACGGTTGCTGGTTCAAACAACGTTGTGGATGGTTCTTTATCATTTGATAGTACTAGCAGTCAAATATCTTCTGATTCAGTTGATTTTAAAAGTATAAACTTAAAATCTCAGGACGGTTCGGTTTCTTTTAAAACAAATTCTAGCAGTTTGACTGCAAGTTTAGGTATACAAAGTTCAAACGATGCTATAAACAACAATTCTGCTGCAATTTTAAGTAGGAATAACAATATCAATAACTCTTCTGTTGCAATAAACAGCATTAATAACACATTAAATTTAAGTTCTTTTAATGTTTTAACAACCAACAGCAATACAAGAGATAGATCTGCATTGTTTAATTCTCTTTCTACAACAGCATCTCTTTCATCTGTTGGTATTTTAGCAAATTTTTCAAATATTCAAAATTCATCTGTTGTATTAAACTCTTTAAGCAGTAATACAAACAACAAATCTATAGAATTTTTAGGTAATAACAACACAGTTACACAAAATTCTTTAGGAATAAATTCAACAAATACTAATATAAACAACAATTCTGTTAGTATAGGGGGAACCAATAATTTTGTTTCCGTTAATTCATTAAACATCAATTCTTCAGCATCAAATATTACAAATCAATCAGAAGGATTGTTTTTAGATAGAACCACATTAGATAATAATTCTTTTAGTATTGGTGGTAGTGGAAATAACATAAGAAATTCTTCGATTGGTATCAATCCTTTAAGTTCTAACATACTTGAAAGCTCAGTAGGAATTTATACTGTAAGAAATACAGTAAACAATAAATCTTTTGCTGTAAATGCGGACACAACTACGGTCAACCTTAGTTCTTTAGGTATAAATGTATCTGAATCTAATATTAATAATCAATCAGAAGGCATTTACTTAAACAAGACTAATGTAAACAATAATTCTATTGCTATAGGAAGTGATAGTATAAATGTTTCAGATCGTTCTTTTGTTTTAAATACAACAAATTCTAATGTATCTAGCAATTCTTATGGAGCTTTTACTAATAATACCAACCTAAACCTCAGTTCATTTGCGATTGGTGGTTTTAATAATACGCTGGCAAACAGATCTTTCGGTATTAATTCAAATACATCCAACATATCTAGTAATTCTGTTGGGATTTATACTACAAATACAAATGTAAACCTTAGTTCATTCGCAGTCGGTGGTCGGAATAATACTGTGGTGAATAATTCTTTTGGTTTGAATTCTTTAAATTCAAACATATCTGGTAATTCTGTAGGGATAAATGTAAATTCATCTAATTTACTATTGAGTTCATTAGGTATAAACTCTTTAAACAGTTCTATAACTTCAGGCTTTGCTCACAATTCAATTAGCGTACAATCCATAAGCTCTATAGCATTAAACACGACAAATTCTCAATTGAGCAGTTCTGTTATTGTAATAGGTAACAATAATGCAGTGAACAATTCAGTATTGTTTAATGGTAATAACAATCTTACACAGGACAATTCGGTTGCGATTTCTTCTAATTCAAACAATCTAAGTGCAAATGCATTTTCTACATTATCAAATACTGTAACAGCAAGAAGAAATGCTACTGTTTTTAATTCTACAAACAGCGTAGTATCTTCGAATGCAATACAAATAAATGGTATTAATAACAATGTTGATAATAATAGTATTTCTATTTTAGGAAGCACAAATACTATAACCTTAACCTCTGTTGGTATTGTTTCTGATGTTAGTAGAATCATTAACAACTCAACAAACATTAACAGTTTAAGAAATATTGTTTCTGCAAGATCTGTTTCAATAAACACAGGTTCTACAACTTTGATAGATAAAGGAATTGCAATCGGTTCTTTAAATTCAAACGTATCTACTGGTTCTATAAGTTTTAATAGTAATAGCGTAATTTTACAATTAAGTGGTATAGATATATCTGGACGCAGTAATACTGTCCAAAATAGATCCACAAATATAAACGGAAGTAATAACACGGTCCAAAATGACAGTGCTACATTTAATACTATAAACAGTACAGCCTCTGCAAATTCACTAATCTTTGGTGGTGGCTTAAACAGATCAGTTATCAATTCACTTGTAATGAATTCAAGTGGTAGTAGAGCATCTGATGGTAGTTCTGTCATAGGTGGAAGATCTACTACCGCAAATTTAAGTTCTGCTGCAATTAATACATTCAATTCTCAAATAAATGGCATTAACTCTTTAGTTTTGGGTGGTAGTGGTCATAATTTTAGATCAGGAAATTCTGTATATTTAGGCGGTAAAGATAACGAAGCTGCTTCTACATACGGAGGAACTACCATTGGTGATAAATCTATAATTTTAGGTGGTGAAAAGGTTAGAATAGGATCTAATAGTATTGCAGTTGGAGGACTAAACAACAATTTACAAAATGGTTCTATTACACTCGGTGGTAGTGGAAATGATACAGCATCTTTCAGTAATGTTGTTATTATAGGAAGAAACAACGTGACAGCAAACAGGGGTGACATAGTTTATCTTCCTGAAATTAATGCTTTGGGTAACTTAACAATCACAGGTAACGTATCCGCTTCTGGTACATTTACAAATGTCAGTACTACCACAGGCACAGTTTCTTCTTTGGAATTAAATAACCTTTTATATCCTTTACATACTCTGGTTGTTAATCAAAACACACAAGCAGGAAATACTTTTGAAACTGCATTGTTTAGTTTTTACAACAACCCAAGAATGTCTGTTAACAACACTGGCGTTGCAATTAATACATTTGAAAGAACAACCAATCCAAATCAAGCATTAACTGTTAAAGGTAATGTGTCTGCATCTGGAGGAATGAACCTTGAAGGAACATTAAATTTGGGTTTTGATACAAACTTGTATCGTTCTGATACCAATGTTCTCAAAACAGATGACAATTTAAATGTTGGAATATTAGCAACAGGAAACACAGACAACGTAATAACACACAGTTCAAATACATTACAACAAAGAAATATAAATCCTAGAGCATGGGATACTACAGCGACTTTCTTGAGTGGTAGTCCAACAGTAAATCGTGTTGTTAAACTCACAAATACAAACACAATAGGTGATACTATTATTACAGATACAGGAACTAATGTCGGTATCAATACAACTACACCTAATGAAAGATTAACAGTTGTTGGTAATATAAGTTCTAATGCAGCTTTACAGTTGTCCGAAGGTACAACACAAAGTAATGGTATACAATTTGGAACAGATACAAATATATATCGCTCTACTACCAATTTATTAAAAACTGATGACAGTTTAGAGGTTACATTAAACTTAAGAGTCAGCGGTGATACAATTTTGGGTGACACTAATAACGACACTTTAACTGTACTTGCTGCACCTATCAATTTAACCAATGCAACAACAAATACAAAAGCTTTGATATTTGGAACAGACACGAACCTTTACAGACCAAACGCTGATTTGCTCAAAACTGACGATAGTTTAGAAGTTACATTAAATTTAAGAGTAAGTGGTAATACAATTTTAGGCGATACTAATGATGATACAGTAACAATTTTAGCTGGTCCAATTAATTTGACTAATGCAACTCAAGCATCTGATGCTTTAATTTTTGGAACTGATACGAATCTTTATCGTTCAACAACCGACACCTTAAGAACAGATGATAATTTTGTTATAGGAACATTAACAACAAATACAAACGGTAATAGTATAATAGTTGAAAACTCTGGAAAATTAGAAAAAAGAACAGTAAATCCAGATATTTGGGATACTAATGCAAATTTTGTAAGTGCTGTTTCTTTAAATTCTTTTATTCAAAATCGTGTATTAAAAGCAGATAATGCTGCTGGTATTACAAACAGTATTATTACAGATAATGGAACTAGAATAGGAATCAATACTGCTGTTCCTTCTGGGACGTTTCATGTTTCTGGTAATACGCCTACTGGTGGTAGTAGTATTTGGGTATCTGGTCAGATTCCCCATCTTACAATAAGTGAGTCAGACGCATCAACCGATAATAAAAATTGGGATATTACAACAGATATTGAAAATATTTATTTTAGAGCAGTAAATGATGCTTATAACGCAGCAAACAATTATTTAATCGCTAATAGAACAGGCATTAATATTGATAGTGTTGTATTTCCTAATGGTAATATTGGTATAGGGACAGGTACAGGTACGCCTAACGAAAAATTAACAGTCATTGGATATATAAGTGCTAGTAGACCAAGTGGTGGAATAGGAAATATGGCCTTTGTCAATCCATATGAGGCTGGTGTTTCATTTATAAACACAACCACAAATCAACAATGGGACATTTTAAATAGTGCTCCATCCTCTCCTTTATTGGGAGGAACCTTGGCTTTTTATAATAGGAATTTACCAGCTTCTGTGATGACTCTTTCTGGATTTAATGTTGGTATAGGGACATCATCACCAAATGAAAGATTAACAGTTAATGGAAATATAAGTGCTAATGGTGGTTTATACTTAAATTCAAACAATACTGATGCCACAGGAATTCGTTTTGGATCAGATGCTAACTTATATCGTTCCAATACAAACACATTACAAACCGATGATACGTTTGTTATAGGTCAAAGTGCAGTTATACTCGGTACATTTTTACAAAATGCAAATACATCAAATGCTGTAGCAGTTAGAGATACCAATACAGGCACATTAGTTGGTAAAACTATAAATTCCAGAATGTGGGACACTAATGCTACTTTCTTAAGTGCGGATTCTAGTCCAACATTAAATTCTGTACAAAAATATACGGGTCCTAATAGTCTAGGTGATACGGCTATTATAGACGATGGTTCTAATATATTTCTTAATAATAATACAATAGTTGATGATAGGCTTTTTACAATACAAGACGATGCCTTTCCACAAATCCAATTACAAGATAGAACATATGTAAGCAACTTACCTACCAACAGATGGGCAATGTGGGTTAATATGGCAGATATTAATAGCGGTCTTAATAAACCACTAATAATAGGGCCGTTGAATCAAGCTGGTTCTGGTAATGGATTATTAACATTAACTAGACCGTCTAGTACTACAAATGCAATCGGTAGCGTTGGTATAGGTACGTTTGGACCATTAGCAACATTAGATGTCAATGGTACTGTGAGGGTTGGTACATTAAATATCGGCACAACAAATAACGTAGTAACACATAATAGCAATATTCTTCAAACAAGAAATATCAATCCTAGAGCATGGGATACTACTGCAAGTTTCTTGAGCGGTTCTGTTACTAACAACACAATCCTTAAAGGTTCTGGACCAAATGCTGCTCAAAACAGTAATATTACTGACAGTGGAACAACTGTAAGTGTTGCAGGAAACGAATTTGAACTTAAAAAAGCTTCTGGAGCAGTCAACTTTAGATTATTTAATGGGACCACAAACAACTGGCTTATTGACCATAATACAACTGCTGGTGTATTAAATTTTGCATATGGTGCAGGTGGTTCTAATACTAATAGACTTATATTAGATGCTACTAACCAACTTGTTAATGTACCTAATCGTTTACTGGTTAATGGTGCTGCTAATAACGGGTCTTATAGTGCTATTGTAAATGGTAATATTCTAGCAGAAGATGCAGATGTTTTTGGTAATAATATATATGCAAGAACACTAACAAATACCATTAGTAGTCAGGTTGGATTAATAGCTGGTACTACTAATGCGGCGGGTTACATTGCATGGAACAGGCCAGATGGTCAAAGAATGGCATACATGGGTTGGAACACAAGTGGTAAAAATAATTTACATTTACAATTAGAGCGCACTGCATCATTTTATATTGGTGGTGGTAAAGTGGGTATCAATACATCTCATGAGAATTTACCATCTAACCTTACCGTAAATGGGACGGTATCGGCTACGCAGTTTTATGGTGAAGGTGTAGTTCCTGTTGGAATGATTATGGCATACACTGCCACAACAGCCCCTGATGGATGGTTACACTGTAATGGTGAAACTATTCCCGCAACCGGAACTTCTATTCAAAATGTGGCTGTTACTAAATTACAAGCATTAAGAGCACATTTATCAACTAGATTTGGTGTTGCTGGTCAATTGCCAGACCTTCGTGGTGAATTTATAAGAGGATGGTCAAGTACTAGAACAGGTGTTGGAGACGATAGTAGAGTATTTGGATCCGCACAAAGTGATGCTATAAGGAATATTTCAGGTTCTTTTGGTGGTGTAAATGGTGGAGCTAGTGTTGCTTATCAATGGGGATTTAGGCCCGGATCAGGTACTGGTCCATTTTCTGTACCTTATTCAAGAGGTGAATATAACAAATACAACGGTCTGTATTATCCAGCCGCTGGTGTAGCAGATTCAGTTTTCTTTAATGCTGCTCTTCAAGTTCCTACTGCTGCTGATAACCGTCCTAGAAACATAGCATTAATGTATTGTATTAAATACTAATTTATTGATTATTTAAAATATTGTTTAAATACACATATGGAATCAAATGATCAAAAAATAGATAAAGATCATGCAGAGATTTTAATTGCTCGTTTACAAGCTCAAAGAAATGATGCTTTAAATCAGGTTGTTACTCTAGAAACAGAACTTATAAAAGCCCAAAAGCTTATAGGAGAATTGCAAAAAAAATAAAATATCCATAGGTATTTCAGATAAATACCTATATGAATAAATTGTTGTTTTTGACTGTTTTTTTGACTGGTTGTGTTTGTTTAAATCCAGAACACAAAAAAAGTGCTCCTCCTATTGCCAGTACAGGTGAGGTTATTGAGTCTTTAGAAAAAACCAAAACTGAATTAGAGAAAGCTGGCGAATCTAATACTATTGTCGGTGACAAAGTAGAAAAAGCATTAACTTTGGCTGAAAGACTTGAAAATCTTTTAGAACAAATTGAAGAGACAAACTCTAAAATTGTAAAGGAACCAATTAAATGAAAAAAATAATTCCATTAATTATATTATTAACATTAAGCACTACAAGTTTCGGTCAATTTTGGAAACCAAAACCAAAAGCTACACCAAAGCCTACTCCTGTAGTTGTTGAAAAAACAAAAACGCCTGTTCAAGATGCTAAATTAATTGTCAAAGAATTAAAAAATGAATTAAATTTAGCAAAAACAGAAAATACAAAGTTAAAAGAAAATTTAACAAAAGCAAAATCTGATTTAAATAACAGTTTTGTTCAAATTGACAAACTTAAAAAAGACATTGATACATTAAAAGAATGGGGTGTTGTCCAACAAGCAGAAGCTCAAAAGTGGCTACAAAAATATACCGATGCAGTTAAAAGATATCATAGATTAAAGTTAATCGCTGCAATCATAGCCGCTGCTGGTGGTGTATTATTGGGTTTACAGTTTATGAACATGGTTCCTCCACCATATAATTTATTAGTACCTATCGGTGGTGCTAGTTTATTTGCAATATTAGTCTGGTTATTTTTATAAAATGATAGCAGGAATTAATAATGCAATAAAAAGTGCCTTGGCTTTTTTAAGTAGTACAAAAGCTCCTCCTAATGCATCTATAGAATTAAGAGATGCAATGAAAAGAGAAAATCATTTTGCTTCTAAAAAGTTTTTTATCGCAGTTACTTCTTTTGTAGGTCTTCTTTTATTTTATTTTAGTAGTGTAGTAATACTATTTTTCTTGCCACCGGATAATAATGGTGTGGTTTCAGGTTATATAACAATTTTCACTAAAACTATTGAGGTATTGGCAATTATAATTGCTGCATATTTGGGTGTACAGGCTGCTGTTGATTTGAAATATAATAGTTCATCAAATCAAACTTTCGAATCTATTAAAAGTGTAGAACAAATAGATGAAAAAATTATAACTGAACAGACAATCAAGTATGCTGAAGTTTACAAAAACGATCCTTCATATGCCCCTATTGAATGGGCAATGAAATATGATGAATAATATGAAAGAATCATTAAAAAAAGGAAGTTTTGGAGAAGAAGTAAAACAATGGCAACTTTTTTTACAAAGTGCAGGTTATAAAATACCTTATGTTGATGGTGCTTTTGGTCCTACAACAGAAAGAGAAACATTAAAGTTTCAAACAGCTAATGGTTTAAAACCTGATGGTGTTGTTGGACCCAAAACATGGAAGTTTGTCACTACAGTCAGTAATAATACACCTTTATCTCAGAAGTGGCCCAAACAAAATTATACTTCTATGGTTAATTTTTATGGTCCAGTTGGAGAAAACCAAACAAAAATTAATTTACCTTATAAATTAAAAATTGCATGGGACAAAGGAACGACATTAAACAAAATTACTTGTCATCAAAAAGTTGCTAAGTCTCTTTATACTATTTTCGAGAATACATTAAACACTTATGGTGAGAAAGAGATTGCCAGATTAAAACTTGATGTATTTGGTGGCTGTTTAAATGTTCGTAAAATGCGCGGAGGCTCTGCGTGGTCTATTCATTCTTGGGGTGCTGCTATAGATTTAGATCCAGACAACAATCAACTTAAATGGACCAAAGATAAAGCTACATTTGGTAAAAAAGAATATGTTCCTTTTTGGGAAATTGTTGAAAAAGAAGGCTGGATTAGTTTGGGTAGAGAACGTAATTATGACTGGATGCATTTCCAAGCAGCATTACTATAAATGAAGGACGATTTAGACAGAATTTATCAAACACATGTACAGGGCAAACAAACATTGCCTTTAGCTCATTTATCAAGTGGTCCAGAATTTGTTCCCCAATTTCAAAGAGATCCAGAAAGTCTTAAATTTGAGCAAAATTGTCTTTCACAATTAATTAATATATCAAAGGAGGACGATATTGAGAAAAATATTCAACCAGTTAACAATTCTCCCACAGAAACAATTAAGAGATATAGCTTTGAGGACGCTTTAAGAGAATTAAAAGAATTTGAAGATAATTTAAATAAGTTAAAATCTTCTTCTTAAATTATAATCACCTTATATTAATAAGTCAAATTATTTTTTTGTAAAAACTCAATTTCTTCACCGTTTAAGTCTATTGAGCGATAATTTAAGTATAAACCAATAGTAGTATTAAACTGTAAGTCTGTAAAATGTGTGTTTTTGTATAATTTTTTTATTATACTTTTAATTTTACCTGTAAACTTAATATAATTCTCGAATTTACAAGTAAAGACAGAGTTTACACATGGGTTATAAATTATAATACCCTTAGAAGATAATAATTTTTGAGCTTTCTTAAATAAGAAAACTTGTTCTTTGATTGAACTAATGAGATAATCTTCAAAATAACTTATTTTATCGGGTATTTTAAAGTTTTCTGTTAAAAGACCCCATTCATCTATATATTTGAATAGGTTTTCTTCAATTACATTTGTGTAATTGTTTAATTTAAAAATCAATAAACGATGTTTTACTGAATAAACTGCAAAATCATTGATCATCAGAAGATATTATAACATCTTTTATAATATCTTCCAGCATAATATTTTCACTTTGTTCACTTAATCTATTGAGATATTCGGGTCCTCTAACATGTATTTTACCGTAGGGGTTAAATAAACAACCACTGCCTACAGATTTAGAACCACAATAAATACAAACGGTAGGATCACCTGTATGGACATGAATTTTAGTAGGAGAAAATAAACATCCACTACCATAACTCCTTGAACCACAGTATATACATTCTGTTCTTTTATTGCTCATACAATCTTTCTTTGTTTTTTTCTAAAAATTCTTCTAATGATTGGATTAAATAACGGTTTTGATATATATGGTAATTTTCTTTATATAAATCTGAAGAAAATTTGGTCATATCATAAACAACAAATATTCCTTTATTATTTATTTTAAAATATAACAACCACTTAGATTTTTGGGTTTCCGATGCTTGTTTAATCCATCCATCCAACAAAGCATTTTGACCCAAAAACAAACCACTAAACGAGAAATCTTTATAGGATTTACATTCCATAGAGATGTGACTTAATTCTGATGGAACGATAATATCACCATCAGCCAAAAGTTTTTGCTCCTCTGTCAGGGTTTCATACCGAAAAGCGTTTTTACCGCCCACATAGGCTCCAGAATTGGGTATTCTTTGAAAGTTTAGACCAAAGGTTTTACTTAATATTTCACAAATCTGTCTTTCGAATGCTTTCCCTTTATTTTTGTTTTTGTTTGCCATTTTTCTTTTTCTTTAATTTGTTTTTTGATAGCTTTGGTAGTTTTAAATTTTTATTGGATAAAGATTGTTGATTAATAAGTTCAGGAAAGTTTCTTTTCTGTATAGCACCCTTAAAAGGTAATCCATGGTAGCCCGTAGAATAAGAATCTTGATTTTGTAATTGATTACCAGTTTGTATAGAAGCTGATGGTAATGAACCATAAACACCAGCAACATCCATTTCTTCTATAACACTTAAAATAATTTGTTGTAATTCATTCATAACTGTATTATAATATATTTATGGATAATTTGTTCGAAGAGTATGAAAAAGAAATATTTTCTGATACAAAAATTGACGAATTAAATCTTTTAGAAAAACAATTACAGTTACCAGCCATAAAACATAAATGGGTTGCAAGATTAATTACCCACAAAAGGAAAGTAAACAATCTTGAGAAAAAAAGAAAAGAGATTAAAGAAATAGTTTTATCTAAAATGAGCGATATCCCCAAAGGAATACCAAAAAAATTATTAGATGCTAAAATTGACACAACCGAAGAGATTCAAAAGATAGACGAAGAAATAGAAAAACATAGTATAATGATAGAATATTTGGAAAAAGTTGAACAAATATTTAAATCTATGAGTTACGATCTTAAAAATATTATAGATATTAATAAATTAGAAACTACATGATAAAAATTAAATTTAGCGGTAAAAAGAAAAACCTCCTGCAATTAGAAGGAGATCCTTCTTTTATAGCATTATTAAGAGAAAGATTTTCTGTTCAGAATCCAGCATATCGTAGCAATAATCCATTTGTACAACCTAGATTATATTGTATAACTCCATCAGGTAAATTTGAGATAGGTCTTCTTAAAGAAATATCTAATGCAATAGCAAACGAAGGTTTTGGTGTAGAAATTGAAGACGATATTAAAAAAGTATTCAGTCCTATAAATGTTGAAACTTGTTTTAATTTAATTCCATTAAATATGGATTATAGAGATTATCAAGAACAAGCAATTAAGCAAACTATTGCACATGGAAGGGGTGTTATTATTTTACCTACAGCAAGTGGTAAAACTTATGTTATGGCAGGATTGATTAAAAACATCAAACTTATGTTGAATAATCCAGATGCCAAAACTTTAGTATTAGTTCCTTCGATACAATTAGTGGAACAGACGTATAAAGATTTTTTAGATTACGGATTAACTGATATAACAAAATGGTCTGGTAAAAATAAACCAGACTTTGAAAATTCTAAAATTATTATAGCTGGTACACAAATATTATTAAGCAAAACCACTGACTTATCTATTCTATCACAAATTGACCTGTTCTTATGTGATGAGGTTCACGGAATTAGGAAAGGAAACAGTATTAATAAGATTTTTAATTTGTTAGATACACCATATACGTTTGGATTTACAGGCACAATGCCCCCTTCTCTCATAGATCAATGGAATATAATTGGAAAATTCGGACCCATAAATTATGAAGAAAAAACCAAAACATTAGAACAAAAAGATTATATTGCAACATTTAAGATCATAATTTTAAGAATAAAACACGATAGCTTACCATCACATATCGCAGTTCCTGATCGATCATTGGAGTCTTTTCAAAGAGAATTAGAATTTTTATTACAAAATAAAAAAAGAAATGAAATGATCTGTAATTTAGCTAATAAACTACAAAATAATACTATCATAATGGTTGATAGAATTGACCATGGAGTAGTTTTGACTAATATACTGCGTAATATTACAAAAAGACCCCATTATTTCATTCAAGGATCTACAGAAATTGAAGAAAGAGAGAATATAAGAAAACTCATGAATGAAAAAAACGATGTAATTGTTGTGGCTATGTCAAAAATATTTAGTACGGGTATTAATATACCTAATTTACATAATATAATTTTTGCTTCTGCTGGTAAAGCTAAAATTAAAATTATGCAATCTATTGGAAGAGCACTAAGACTACATCCCAATAAAAAAGTTGCAAATATCTTTGATATAAGCGATAATACAATATATAGTCGTAAACATTTAAAACAAAGATTAGACTTATATGATAAAGAAAATTATTTATATGAAATAAAAGACCTATGAAAAAGAAAACTAAAGACAAAACCCCTAAGAAAAAAAATATAATAAAAAAAACTATTAAAAAAAACATTTCTAAAAGCAAAGAACTCAACGAAGTTAAAACAAAACCTATAGTAAATAAAAAACCAAAAAAAAGAAGAAGAAAATTAGAAGAAAACATAGACGAACTTGCGGAATATGAAGATCATCTTCTCACAGAAGAAGATTTTGAACAAGAATTAGAATTAAGTTTAAAAAAACGTCTTGGATATAGCGAAGAAGATGAATTAGAAGAAACAGAAGAAGTAGAAGAACCCGAAGAAGTAGAGGAAGTAGAAATTTTAGGGGTTCCTTATAAAAACAAAAGACCAAAGGTTCCAAAAGAAAAATTTTATGTTGATCCCAAACATTTTGATGATGAAATTGTGAAATATTATGAATCTGGTGTTATATCAAATGATTTAGCTGAAATGGTTAGTAAGATTGCCAACAAATTAAGCTTTTCATCAAATTTTGCGGGTTATACGTATAGAGAAGAAATGGTGGGAGATGGTATTGTTCGTATGTTTAAAGCACTAATGTCAAAAAAATACGACAGAGAAAAAGGAACCAACCCATTTTCTTACTTTACAAGAATCGCCTTCAATGCTTTTAGAAATAGAATTAAAAAAGAAAAACACATTCACGAAGCACAAGAAAGATATCAACAAGAATATATGATGGTATCCGAAGGATATACTAATTTACTAAAAAATAACCAAATTAGTATAACAAAAGATTTATTAGATAGATATGATTGATTGTGTTAATGCTAAAATAGGAAGTTTTTCTGATATTCATATAGGGTTATATCAAGATAACCCTATATGGCACGATATATCTTTAAAATTCGCAGAAAATGTATCAACCTTTTATAAAAAAGAAGGTATTAAAGACATAATCATACCTGGTGATATATTTCATAACAGATCAGAGATATCAGTAAGAACAATACATACTGCAAAACGTTTTTTTGACTATTTTAAAGATTTTAATATCATAATATCTGCTGGTAATCATGATTCTTTCTTAAAAGAAAAAGCAGAAATAAATTCTATATGTATATTTGATGGTTGGTCAAATATAACTATTGTTGATAAACAACCCCATGTTATAGAAACATCTAACGGCACAACAATTTCGCTGGTACCATGGGGTACACCAGTAGAAAGCATCCCCCATACCGATATATGTTTTGGTCATTTTGAAATTAATACGTTTTACATGAACACTTACAGAGCTTGTGAAAAGGGTGAAGACTCTACTAATTTATTAAGTAAAAGTCCGTTTATTATATCAGGCCATTTTCACAAAAAAGACCATAGAACGTATAAAAAAGGTCAAATTTTATACTTGGGAAGTCCATATCAACACAATTTTGGCGATTATGGTGATGACAGAGGTTATTATATAATAAATTTGGATACTAAAACGTTTAATTATTATTCAAATACTTTTTCGCCTAAATTTATAAAAATTAACAAAGAAAATTTAGAAGAAAAAACAATTAAAAATGTTTTAGAAAATAATTTTGTACATTTATCTTTAGATTCGTCTGTTAAAAATGATGAAATTAATAAAATAATAACTCAATTAAAAACATATAAACCGAATGATATAAAAATTGAATATCAAAACACAGAAGAAGAGAAAAACACAGAAAAAACTTACGATTCTATAGATATATTAGAAAATATTTATGAATATGTTCAAACTTTAGATATTGAAAGCAAAAATGAAGTTGTTAATTATCTAACAGATGTGTATAATAGTATAAACAAATGAAAACCGGAATTGGAATATTAGATCTATATGATGATGAAAGTCTTAAAGACCTTTTATCAAAGGTACCACAAGATGCTTATATATCAGTTATAAGCAATCGCAAAAATCCTTATAAACCAGAAGTAGACAATTATATAAGCGTAGGAGATTCGTCCTTGGCTAATATGAAAAATTTACTTTTATACGATTTTAGGATTAAAAATCTTGATTATTATTATTTAATACACACTGATCAAGTATTAAATGATGCCGATGATTTTAATAAAATTAAAAAGATTTCCGAAACTTTTGGAACATGGTTTTTAACTGGTAATATAGGAGATAAAACACTCGATATTGAAGATGATAATGGTTCAGTTTTAAAATTATCACAAAAATTAAACTCAAAATTTCTTTTTACATTTAAAGGAATATTAAAAAATGTTGGATTCTTTGATGAAAGATTTATTAATACACAAAACTTAGATGTCTTGGATTATATTATTCGTTTAAAACAAAAAAACTTATATGTAGCAGATGGTTATTATCCAACAATTTCATTACCAATTGTTGAAAACAGAAAAACAATGAGCAATGCTTATATACAAGATTTTCCTAGTGAAGAAATGTCAGTAAGACATTCTTATGGGTTGTTTGTACATTTACACAAATACATTCCTAATCATAGTGATCCTCAACCTAAAAAAGAAGAAGAGGTTTTAAACTCTGTTGAAAATTTACAAAAAAATTATTCTAAAAAATAAATTATATGATTTTCGTAGGTATAGTTACATGTAATCGACCAGATTATTTTAATAAATGTTATGAGTCTGTTAAAAATGCTAATAACGTAGACGTTATTGCTGTATGTAATGACGGAAAAGACGAAGTTCTTTTAGACTCAAATTCTTTATACATAAAACATAAAGAAAATAAAGGTGTAGGTATTAGCAAAAATGATTTATTGAGGTTAGCATTGGAAAATCCTAAAATAGAACACATCTTTTTATTAGAAGATGATATGATTGTCAAAGATCCTGATGTTTTTAATGTATATGTTAAAGCTGCTAAAAAATCAGGAATATATCATTTAAATTTTGGACCAGGATCTCCTTTTAATAGAAAACAAAACTTTAATTTTGATTTACATAATAGACATTTGTGTAAAAATGATTCAGAATTAAATCCTAAGTTAAAAGTAGAGTATAGCGAAGACGTAGAAGTTTGGTTTTATGAGCATACGGTTGCTATGCTGTCTTATTTTCACAGGTCTGTATTAGAGGATGTAGGATTACACGATGAAAGGTTTTATAATGCATGGGAACATGTAGACTTAACATACAGAATAATAAAAGCAGGATATCATCCTCCTTTTTGGTGGTTTGCTGATGTTGCTAATAGCGATAAATTGATCGATGTTGCTCCTGAAGCTATAGAAAAAAGTTCAATTGCTAAAGATACCGAACAGTGGCAAAAAAATGTATATGGTGGTAGAGAAGTATATAAAGAAAAACATAATCACTACCCAAACAACCCACCGTATCTTTCCAAAGAAGACGTTATACGTATAATTAAGCGTCTAAAAAGAAAGAGTGATCTTTTAGAAAAAGAAAAATCTAATAATTTAACAGATAAGTTGCCAGATATATCTCAGATACCAGAAGAATTTGAAGAATTAATAAATGTTTATAAAACATTAAAACCTAAAAATGTATTAGAAATTGGATCTTTGTTAGGTTGGTCTTTAAAAAGGTTTATTAAAAATGCAGAAGATAGTGCTAATATTATTTCTATCGATTATCCTGTAAGAGACTTTGTAGGACCCAATGATCAACGTGTTGACCAACAAGAGTATGGTCATATGATTCTTTGGAAAAAATGGGCTAAAGAAAAAAACATAAATTTGACAGTTTTACCTTACTCGTCTTTTCAACAAAGCACACTTGAACAAGTAAAAAGTGTAACAAAAGAGTTAGATTTTCTTTTTATAGACGGAGATCATAGATATGAGGCAATAAAAAATGATTTTTATATGTATTATCCTTTAGTAAGGAAAGGAGGTATTATTGCTCTCCATGATATTGCAGAAAACGAAGAGGGTGGTGGTCATAAATTTTGGAATGAGATAAAAAATAAATTTAAACACAAAGAATTTTTATTATCCGATAAAAAAGATAAAGGTATTGGAGTAGTATATGTCGAATAATATAACATTTGTTACACATTTAAGGTACGATAATCCAGACAGAATAAGCAATCTTCAAACAATGATTGATTATTACAGTCAAAATTTTCCAGAATCAAAATTTATTTTCGTGGAAGACGATTATGAACATAATAAAAATTTTGATAAAGTTAAATGGAAAAAAGGATCAACTTCTTATTATTTTTTAAAAAATACAGGGACATATCATAGAACCAAAGCATTAAATTATGGGTTTAATGAGGCAAAAACACCTATAGTTGTTTCCATGGATACTGATTGTATTGTTTCTAATAAATCTATATTAGAATGCGAACAAGAATTGTTGAATGGTGCTACTGCCGCATGGCCTTATAATGGTTATTTTATCGATGTAGATTATAATCTAAAAAACTTCTTCACTCAAAATTCTTTAGATTATAATATATTATTATCCAATCTTGATGGATGTTTAGAGTTGCCTATATGTGCATCTTACAAAAATTATTCTGTAAGGTGTACAAGTACAGTTCATTTAGGTGTAGGTGGAATTGTTATGTTCAACAAAGAACTATTTTTGAAAATAGGAGGTTACAATGAAAATTTTGTAGGTTGGGGCTGTGAAGATAATGAAGTAGAATATAGGTTAAAAACCTTGAATCAATTATATTATAGAGATAAAGATAAATCGTCTATATGTTTTCATTTATATCATGCACAAGCACAAAGGGCAGAGAATCCATTCTATGATAGAAATGGTAAATTGTTAAACGAAATACAAGGAATGGATGAAGCTAATCTTTTGAAACATATATTAACTTGGAAAAATGATAACGTTTAGAAATTTAGGAAAACATGGAGAATTCGGAAACCAGCTATTTCAAATAGCTGCTGTTATAGGTACTGCCATCAAAAACAATACAGTTTTTAATTTTCCGAAATGGCAAGGTTTAATATCTGGAACAGAGTATTCAACATATTTTAAAAATCCAATTCCAGAATCAGTAAACATTAATGACCATTTTGATGTTTATATGGAGCCATCTTTTTCGTATAACGAGATACCATATCAGATGAATCAAAAATTAGACTTGTTTGGTTATTTTCAAAGCGAAAAGTACTTCTTACACTGTAAAAATGAAATTATAAATTTTTTCGAACCTTCAGAATTAATTTTTAAAAAAATAAAAAACTTAGATTATAAAAACTCTGTGAGTTTACAATTAAGGTTTTATGATAATAAAAGACAATATTCAAATCACCTTGTTATGAACGATCCTTCGTATGGTGATTTATATTATACAGTTGAAGAGAATATTCCATATTTACAACAAGCTATAAATTTTTTTGGGAAAGATAAAAATTATTTTGTAACTACAAATAACTTTGAAAAGGCTAAACAAATGTTTGGTGCTTATAGTAATTTTTATTTTTTGGAAAAATATTCATATTTAGAACAGTTTTTTATACAAAGTTTGTGCGAGCACAATATTATTACAAATTCGTCTTTTGGGTGGTGGGGTGCTTGGTTAAATAAAAATTTACATAAAATAGTTTTTGCGCCTTGCTTATGGTTTAAGCCAAATCATAAATCCAAAGAAGAAAGTAAAGATTTATATCCTGAAACTTGGAAAGTTTTATAATGAGAAGTTTAGTAACAGGTGGACAAGGATTTATTGGAAGCGTTTTAGTAAAAAAGCTACTAAACGAATGTAAAGATGATGTGATTGTTATTGATAATAACAGTTCAAATAACAAAAATAATTTTAATGTTAAAGGAGCCAAATATTACAATGTAGATTTAAATAATTTTGACAAAATATTTCCTTTATTTAAAGACGTTGACAGGGTATTTCATTTAGCAGCAGACGTTTCTATAGAGTTTTGTAATAAAAATCCCAGAATATCAGGTATTAATAACTCTAACATAACTCTTAATACACTAGAATGTTGTCGATTAAATAAAGTTAAAAAATACATTTATTCGTCAACTTCTGCTGTATATGAACAAAAAAATACTAAATTGAAAGAAACCGACAATGTTCGTCCTTTAAATTTATATTCAGCATCCAAATTATTTGGAGAAAATTTATGTAAAATATATTACGACCTTTATGGTGTAGAAACAATTTGTTTGCGCTATTTTAATGTTTTCGGTTCTTCAATGAAGAAAAGTCCATATTCTTCTGTTTTAGTTAATTTTTTAAATAATGAGTCAGAAAATAAACCATTAATTGTACATGGTAATGGTAAACAAACAAGAGATTTTGTATTTGTTGAAGATGTAGCACAAGCAAACATCATAGCATCAACACTAAAATTGAAAAAATATGGTAAGATTTACAATATAGGTTCTGGTAAAAGCATGTCTATAATAGACTTAGCAAAAAAAATTTCAAATAATATTACTTTTGTAAAATCACGAAGTGGTGATATAAAGAATAGTTGTTCTGATATTAAAAGATTAAAAAAAGACTTTAATTGGAAACCTGAAGTGAAAATTGAAAAATGGTTAAATAAAATAATTAAAACAAATGTATAATATAGGTTTATTAATAATAGCGACAAATAAATACATAGATTTTTTAAATCCTTTAATAAAAAGTACAGATAATTATTTTTTAAAAAATCAAAATGTGAAATATTTTATCTTTACGGATAAAGATATTTCTTTTTTAAAAAGTGAAAGAGAAATTGTAAAAATTCAAACTGAACACAAAGACTGGCCTTGGATGACTTTAGGTAGATATAAAATTTTTTGTGATAGTAAAAATTTATTATCTAAAATGGATTATCTTTATTATTGTGATGTAGATATGAAATTTGTAGACGAGGTTGGTGACGAAATTTTAGAACAAATAGTAGCTACACAACATCCAGCTTTACGAGAAACAAGAGGAACTCCAGAAACTAACACAAGTTCTTTAGCGTGTGTTTATCCTCACGAAAATATGGAATATTTTGCTGGTGGATTTAATGGCGGTTCTGCTGAACAATTTTTAAAAATGTCTAGTATTTTGTCTAAAAATATAGAAATCGATTATTTAAATGGAATTATTGCTTTGTGGCATGATGAAAGTCATTTAAATAGATATTTAATAGATAATCCTCCTACAAAAATATTAAGTCCAAGTTATTGTTACGGGGAAAACATGGAACTACCTTTCCCTAAAAAAATTCTAGCTTTAGACAAAAATCATTTTAAAATAAGATCATGAAAAAAGGAGTTATACTATACCATAACAACATACAAAAATTGTATGATAATAGATGGATTGATAAATGTATACATTCCATGGTAAATCAAACGGATAATGATTTTACTTTTTATGAATTAAATTATAACGGAGATTCTAATTCAGTTGTTAAAAACAATTCACAAAAATTAAAATTTTGGTCAAAAAAAATGTCAAATTATGCAGAAGCTATGAATTTTTTATTGGATAAATCGTTTAATGATGGGTGTGATTATGTTTTTAATACAAACTTGGACGATTATTATGCATTAAACAGAATATCATCACAATTAGATATGATGTTAGAACAAGATTTAGATATAGTGAGTAGCGATTTTTCTTACATACAAGAAAGAAAAGAAAATGGTATTTCAGAAGATGTCGTAATTTTATTTAAAAATATTGAAAAAAATAATATTAAAGACAATTTAATGAAAAGACATAATGTTATTGCTCATCCATCCGTTTGTTATAATAAAAGATTTTGGTTAGATAATAATAACAGATATGATATTAATAAGGTTCCGCAAGAAGATCTAGACTTATGGATTCGCTCAATAAATAATGGTTATAAGTTTGGAATACATGAAAAAGTGTTATTGTATTATAGAATACATGAAAAACAAAGCAGTCAATCATGAATATATACAATTTTATCGAAAGTAATATAAACAAAAATTCAATTTTTTTTGAAATAGGATCTCATTTTGGTTCGGATACTCAAAAATTTTCTAAAATAACAAACAAATTACATTGTTTTGAACCAGATCCTAGAAATATAAAAATTTTTAAACATTTGAATTCAAATGTACAATTAAACGAGTTTGCAATTTCTGATAAAGACGGTGTATCACAATTTTTTCTTTCTAGTGGCAATGTGTACGAATCAATGTATGGACCTACAGAAAATGAATTAATAAACCAAAACGATTGGTCAGCCTCTTCGTCATTAATTTCTCCTAAAAATCATTTTAAAAAAACACCATGGGTTAAATTTGATAATACTATAGAAGTCAAAACAAAACGCCTAGATACATATTGTATAGAAAACGATATTAACAATATAGATTTTCTTTGGATGGACGTTCAAGGAGCAGAACTAAGCGTTATAAAAAGTATGGGAGCCTTCAAAGATAAAATACATTACATTTATACAGAATACAGCAATGAAGAATTGTATGAAAACCAAGGAACTAAAGAACAAATTATAGAATTATTGGGCAATTCTTGGAAAGTTTTGTGTGATTTTGGAGGCGATATTTTATTAGAAAACCAAAATTATGATATCAATTACAATACCAGCATATGAAATGTGTGGAGTTGGTAGTTCTTTTTTAGAAAAAAATTTACAATTTTTAAGAGATCAAACTTTTAAAAATTTTGAAGTAGTTATATCAGATCATAGTATTTCCGATGATATAAAAAATGTTTGTTCTTTATTTAAAGACTTGGACATAAAATATATTAGAAATGAAAAAGATCGTGGAAGTTCTTCGGCTAATTTAAACAATGCAATACTTAATTCAAAATATGATATTATTAAATTTTTAATGCAAGACGAATATATTTTTGAGAAAAATACTCTGTTGGATATTAAAAATGCTTTTCAAAGTGAAAATGTTAATTGGGTTGCTGTAGGTTTTTATAATGGAAATATAGAAGACAAAAGAATACCTTATTATAATGATGCAGTTATATATGGAAACAATACAATCGGAAGTCCTAGTATTGTTTCCATAAGAAAAACCAAAGATTTAGAGTTATTTAATCCTGAATTGATATGGTTAATGGATTGTGATTATTATAAGAGAATTTACAATAAATGGGGTCATCCATTTATTGTAAAAGATTATAAAATTTTCATAAATCACCACCAAAATCAAGTTACTAATATTATAGATAATATAAGAAAAGAAAAAGAACATGTTTTTTTAAAAACAATATATAAATAAGCGATATGACAAGAACACAGATAATAAACGGATTAATTAAAAAAAATAACTATAAAAGTTATTTAGAGATCGGTGTTAATACACCTGAACAACCTGGATATAACTGGTCCAGTGTACAAATAGATTTAAAACACGGTGTTGATCCATTTGTAGACACGACATTTAAAACTACATCTGATGATTTTTTTAAAAATTACATAAATCAAAAATATGATATTATTTTTGTAGATGGGTTACATTTGTTTGAACAAGCATATAAAGATATAATAAATTCTTTAAATAATTTAAACGAAAATGGGACTATTGTAGTTCATGACTGTAATCCAATTACTGAAATAACACAACGAAGGATCAGGGAATCGAATGAATGGCATGGTGATGTTTGGAAAGCTATTTTAAAGTTAAGATTAGAAAATCCCGATGTTGATATTTCCACAGTAAATGCTGATGAGGGGTGTGCTATCATTAAAAAAGGTCAACAAACACTATTAGAAGTATCGGAAAATATAGCTGAAGTCTATGATTATTCTTTTTTAGAAAAAAATAGAAATAAAATATTAAATTTGATATCTACTGATGAATTTATAAAAAAATATCTTTAATTTTTTAAAAAATCTGATATAATAATTTGTTTAATGAAAAAAATTCAATTTAAACACCTTTTTATACAAAATTTTTTATCTGTAGGTGAAGAAAAATTGCATATTAATTTTGATAGTGGTGTTAATTTCATAACAGGTATAAACAAGGATAAAAACAGCAAAAATGGGTGCGGTAAAACTACTATTTTAGATGCTTTATATTGGTGTATATTTGGAAATACTATAAGAGACATTAAAAAAGATAAAATTATTCATAATCACTCAGATGTTAGATGTAAAGTTGTATTAGAATTTGATCTTATTAATAATAATACCGAATCTTATAAAATAGAAAGAACTATTAATCCTAGTAAAGTCCATTTATACAAAAAACAAGAGGATACAACATATTCTACTATACAAAAAACAGATGAAGCTATTAAAAATTTATTAGGAGCTAATGAGGAACTGTTTAGAAATTCTGTAATAATGTCATTGGATAATACCTTACCTTTCATGGCACAAAAAAAGGTAGAAAAAAGAAAATTTATTGAAGGAATTCTTCAGATTAATATTTTTAGTGAAATGTTATCTAAAGTTAGACAGGATTATAACGAATCTAAAAAAACTCATGAAATAAATACAAATACATTTATTGAAAAACAAAAAATGTTAAAATTTTTAGAAGATCAAAAAGAAAAAAACGAACAGAATAAAAAAGAAAAAATAAAATCCATCAATAATAAAATTAAAGAAAACATAGAAAAAATAAAAAACAATAAAACGGAAAATTTTGATGAAAAATTAAAAAAATTTAAAGATTCTTTAACTAAAACTGAAAATATTGCAAGTAAAATAGATGAAAAAGTTGAAAACTCAAGAAATTCCATTTTAGAAGAAACAAAGAAAGAGTCTAAAATTCAAGCGGAGATTGAAAGTTTAGAAAAACAAATCAAATCTTTGCAAAATAAAACAGGAACATGTCCCACTTGTAAAAGAAAATTAATTGAAGAAGATGATAATTCTATAAATTCACATATCGAGAAGATAAAGATCGATATTAAAGAAAAAGAACAACAACACAACTCGATTCTTTCAGTTAAAAACAAAATTAATCTAGAAAAAAATACTTTTATATCAAAAAAAGATGAATTAGTAAAAATTATTAAAGAAATTAATTTAAAAATTACAGCTTTACAGACTTTATCAAAAGAATCACAAACATTAAAAGACAGAAATGAAGAATTGTTGGTTGAAATAGAAAATATTAAAAATCAAAAAGACGAAATTAGCGAAAAATATGAAGAAATTAAAAAAGAAATATTAAACTTAGAGAAAAATATAGAAGAACAAATTAAAAATTTAACAATTTTAGAAAATTGTAAGTCTATTGTTTCTGAAGAGGGTGTTAAAACTTATATAGTCAAAAAACTTCTGGTTTTATTTAATAATAAATTAAATTTATATCTTAAAAAGTTAGAAGCACCATGTAATTGTATTTTTGATGAGTACTTTGATGAAATTATAACTAATGAATCAGGGAAAGAGTGTTCGTACTTTAACTTTAGTGGTGGAGAAAGGAAAAGAATAGACTTAGCCATACTCTTCACATTTCAAGACATTTTAAAATCACAAACAGGAATACATTATTCACTCAGTATGTACGATGAACTATTTGATTCTGCATTAGATGATGCTGGTTCTGCTAAAGTGTTGGAAATTTTAAAAGAAAATACAGAAAAACATCAAGAATCTGTTTATATTATATCTCATAGTTCTTCCATCAATAAAAATGATGTTAATAAAGTTATTGAATTAGAAAAAATTAACGGCCAAACCAAGATAGTTAATTGATTTTTAGTATTTTAGTGATATAATATTATACAAACATGGCTTTAAAAATTAAACAAAACACCGAACAAAACGACAGAAAAACCGTTTATGAATTTTCATGTGTTAGAAGAGCTATCCCATTCCCACCACTAGGAACAACTACTAATTTACTGAATTTTAATTATATTGCCTTAAATGCAATAAAAATACCGCCACCACTACCAGTAGAAATGCCTGAAACCTCATTACCGAGAGTTTTAAATTATTATGCAGACTATGGTGGTTGTGGTTTTTGGCGAATGATATGGCCTGAATTTCTTTTAAATTTCTATCAGAAGATGGTTTGTACTGGAATGACACAAATGGTCTTAGATACCCGTTTTTATTCCACTATAAGGGCTATAAGGTTCCAAAGACAAGCTACAGATCATCAAATGATGTTTATTAAAGAGCTTAATAAGGTTAAGAAAGACCTTAACCTAAGATTATTGTATGAAGTAGATGATGTAGTCTTCAAAGAAGATATTCCAGAATATAATCGTTGTAGAGATGCATTTAATGATGATAAAATTGTCAAAAATATTTTAGAAATCATAGAAATGATGGATGAAATGACAGTAACTTGTCAATTCATGAAAGATTATTATATCGAAAAAACTGGAAATAAAAAAATTACAGTTATTCCAAATTATGCCCCCAAATTTTGGCTGGATAGATTTTATAATCCTGAAAAACTAGAAGAGAATTTTGAAAAAAACAAAAAACGCCCAAGAATATTATATTCTGGTTCTGGAACTCATATAGATGTTCTTAATAGAACGGGTATGAAAGATGATTTTAGTCATGTAATTGACCAAATTATAAAAGCTAGAAAGAAATTTAAGTTTGTTTGGAAGGGTTGTTATCCATTAGCACTAAGACCCTTCATTGATAGCGGTGAAATGGAATATGTTGATTGGTCGCCTTTACCTGATTACCCTAAAGGTTTGATGGATACAAATTGCAATGCAACTTTTGCACCTTTAATTGATAATATTTTCAATAAATCAAAAAGTAACATTAAAATGGTTGAATCTGGTGCATTAGGTATGCCCGGTGCATATCAAAATTTATGCACTTATGAAATGGCCGAACACAGATTTGATAAAGGTACAGATTTAATTGAAAAACTTGAATACATTACCTCTGATGTCGATAGATATATGAAAGAATCACAAAAAGCACGAAAATTCGCAGAAGGTCTTTGGTTAGAAGATCATATAAACGAATATGAGGGTCTATATTTGACTGCATGGGGTTCAAAAGAACGTAATGAGAAATATCCGAGCTTGATTTCTCTCAATAAAGATCAGATAATATAGGCCAATCATGGCATATCGAAATATCGCATACGACAACAATAACTGTTGTATCCATCTCTGGACATGGGACGAGGATGGACAGCGTGTTAAGTTAGAAACCTCCTATGAACCTAGTTTGTATGTAGAAAGCGCATCATCCAATGATGCTTTGTCGATATATAATACCAATTTAAAGAAAATATCGTTTAAAAACAATTATTACCGATCAAAGTATGTTAATGAAACTCCGATTAAGCGTATTTTCCAAAATTTATCTGTTGAACAAGATTTTTTGTTAAATACCTACCGTGACGATTTAAAAGATCCAGATTTTGGTAAACACCCACTAAAGATTTTTTTCTGGGACATAGAAACATATAGTCCAAACTCTTTTCCAGAACCCAGTAAAGCAGCAGATCCTATTAATCTGATTACACTTTATGACAGTTTATCCAAAAAATATTATAGTTGGGGATTGAAAGAATATGTTTCTGATGATGAGAATGTAATTTATACACATTGTAAGAGTGAATATTATATAATAGAAAAGTTTTTAACATTTTGGCAACAAGATCCACCAGATATTATGTGTGGTTGGAATACAGAATCCTTCGACGTACCTTATTTGATCAATAGAATAAAAAATTTAAAAGGTGAAGACGAATATAAAAGACTTTCTCCTATAGAAAACGTCTATTGTAGAGAAGGTGTTGTTATAAACAAGTACAACAAACCAATAGATAAATGGTACATCAGTGGAATTTCTAACCTCGACTACATGATCATCTATAAAGCCTTCTCCAGAGGAGATTCAGAATCATATAGCTTAAACTTTATAGCTGAAAAGGAACTTAAGGAAGGTAAAATTGATTTTGGTGGCAGTAATTTGGCTATGTTAGCAGATAAAGATTGGGATACCTTTGTAAAGTATAATATTCAAGATGTAAAACTTCTTGTAAAATTGGAAGACACCTTAAAATATTTGAAGCTAGTACGCAATTTATCATATAAGGGATTCATTCCTTTTGAAAAGGCTACAGGAAAAGTTTCGATGATTACTGGAGCGGTTGCACACGAAGCCTTGTTACAAGGCAAAATGATCCCCACATTCAAAACGGACAACAACAAAACAGAATTTACAGGCGGTTATGTCCACGAACCTGAAAGAGGCATTCATAATGCATTAGTAAGCTATGATGCTAATAGTCTATATCCAAATACGATTATATCCTTGAACATCTCACCAGAAACAAAGATTGGAAAGATTGTAAACAAAGAAGAAAATGTTTATTCCCTAAGATTAATAAACGGAAAAGTTGTAACTTTGGATAAGGATAAATTTGAAAAGCTTATACACAAAGAAAAATTATGTATATCAGACTATGATGTGTTATATACGCAAAAATTTAAAGGCGTAGTTCCGTGTTTGATTGATAAACTTTATAAAGAACGTGTTGATACCAAAAAAGAAATGCAAAAGTATCAAACAATCTTAAACAAGGAAAAAGATTTTAAAGTAAAACAACAGATTGAAGAAAAAATACAAGACTTGGATACACAACAAAACGTTTATAAGCTTGTTTTAAATTCAATATATGGAACCTTTGCTCAAAGATTTTCTCCTTTGTTTGATATTGACCATTCTGCGAGTGTAACATTAACGGGACAGTCAGTGGTTAAAAAAGCATCCGATATTGTTTATGAATATGCTGTTCAGAAAGGTTTTGTTGGTGACAAAAAAAATATTTATATATACGGTGATACTGACAGCATTTATATAACTATAAATCCTATATTAAAAATAACGGGTAAACAGTTTTTAGTGGACAATAAAATAACCGACGAGGCTTCAAAGGTTGTTGATGAGATAGATAATAAATTAAATACAGATATAATTGAATGGTCGAAACAGAAACACAATTCAATAGACCCAAGATTTGTTTTTAAACGTGAAACTATTTGTGACAAGGCACTTTTCTTGGAAAAGAAAATGTACATTCTTCATATTATTGATAAAGAAGGTTATAAACCAAAAGATCCATTTGTTTATAAAGGGATAGAACTAGCTCGTTCAACTTTATCCAAAGAAGTTAAAGATCTTATTAAAAATGTTGTTGAGTCTGTTATTTTATCAGAAGATAAAACTGAAAGTGATAGAATTTTTTTCGATTCTTATAGCAGATTTAAAGATATGGACGTAGTAACCATATCTAAACGAGCAAAAGTTTCTGATATAGAAAAATATCAAAGTAGAAGTGATGGCTTTAAAATCTATAAAGGAACGCCCATGCATGTTAAAGGATCGATTTATTACAACAATCTACTTAAAAAGTACAGTGTTGATCATTTGTATGAAAGAATAACAAACGGAACCAAAGTTAAGATTTTTTATGCAAATAAAAACAAATATAATATACAAGTTTTTTCTTTTTTAGATGAAATGCCTGAAGAAATTATAAAAGATGTAGCACCGGATTACGATAAAATGTTTCAAAAGAACGTGTTTCCACCATTAGAAAGAATTTATAAATGTATTGGTTGGGATACACCTTCTCTTGTGCAAAACTATTGCACTGATTTAACTGAATTATTTAAAGATTAATACTTGAAAAAGAAATAGACTGTGATAATATATTAAATATGAGCGATAAAAATAATAAATTAACCGTGTTTTTAGATTATGTTGGTAGAACAATTATTGGAGAAATTGTTGAAGAAAATGATTCACAATTTAAAGTTAAAAATCCAGTTATTCTTTCTACTGTAGCAACTCCTGACAACAGAA